CACTCTTTCCCTACACGACGCTCTTCCGATCTGTAAATAATTATGAAACTGATAGAACCAAAAGTAGAGCTTCTGAGTGAGTTAGACATCACTCCAGAATCACACATAGCAAGATGCGCACGAGTCTGCTATGGCCGTGAGTGCAAAGAGCCTAATCAAGAGACTGACGAGAAGATGATGGAAGGACTTATAAAGAGAGGGCATCTGTCTATGCTTAGACATGCAAGTGTATATATTAGTCATTTAGAGGAGATTCTTCCATATCTTGAAAAGCATATTGCCAATTCCCCATATTGGAACTACAGTATGTATTTAGGGTATGCCTCTACAAATCTTCAAGAGTTTATGCAAAGCAAGACTGACAGAACACCAGTTACAGATATTAGTAATAAGCAATTCTTAGAAGAGTGTTCAAAATATCCAGATCTCTTTAATCTTTATAGATTGACCTTCTGTATTACTACACAGATAAGTACAAGTAGAGAACTTAATAGAGTATCTCCTAACAATATTGCAGAAAGAAGTACTAGATATTGCTCTTCAAAGGACGGCTTGGAGGTATGCAAGCCGTGGTGGTGGAATGATGGTGACACAGGGATAAATACGATACTTTATGAGGAGGCTGTTCATAAGGCAGAGCTAAACTATCAAGGTATGATAAATTATGGCCTCAAACCTGAAGACGCAAGAGGTATTCTTCCCTTAGATACTACTACAAAGGTTATCTACACTTATAGTATTAGGGAGTGGGAGCATATATTAGACCTCAGACTCTGTGATAAGACTGGCAAAGCCCATCCAAACTGTCATGTAGTCATGGAGATGGTGAGAGACCAGATTAATCAGTTCGCTAAAGAACACAATATAGATTATCAAGTGTAAGCAACAAAGCTATGAATGAGAAACTGAATCTTGTTGAGATATTAAAAGATGCTCCAAAGGGCACCAAGCTTTGGTCTCCTATCTGTGGAGAGTGTGAGTTTTTAGAAATACTTGAAGAACGCCTAAGTCCAATTAAATGCAAAGCATTAGAAGATAAAAGTTATTGGTTATTTAGAAGTGATGGAAGCTATGCCATCTATGAGGATGCCGAATGTCTATTGTTTCCCTCAAAAGACAACAGAGACTGGTCAACATTCAAAGCTCCTTGGAAGCACAAGCATTTTGAGCCATTCCAGAAGGTACTTGTGAAGATTTGGCATAATAGCAAATCTACATGGATTGCCGACTTTTATAGCCACTGGGATGAAGTTATAGATAGACATTACTTTGCCAGTGGTCTTGCAAGAAAAGATGATGATGTTATCCCTTATGATGGCAATGAGGATAAGTTAGGCAGAACAGTAAAATAATAAATTATGGAAATAAACAAAGTAGAAATTAGTAAGGATAGATTGGCTAAACTGCTAAGAAAGGAACAAGAACTTTTACTTCTTGAATATGCAGGAGTGGATAATTGGATAGGCTATGATGAGGCATTAGAACATCCAGATGAAGGTGTTCCATATAGAGAAATACAAGATATGACTGATGATGAAGTTATTGAAAAATATCTCTAAGTCATAAAACAATTAATTATAAACTCATGGAGCATTTTTCAATTACTCTTAGAGAGTATAAAGATGGTAACTTTGTGGGTCATGTACAAATAGGTACTGATATAAAATATCCAAATGATAAACGTGTATATATACATGACCTGTATGTGATTAAAGCCTATAGACATAAAGGTGAAGGTATTAAATTAATGAATAGAGTTATTGATACCTGTAAAAAATTATCTATCACCAGAGTATATCTATGGTGTATACCAAAATTAACTCCTTTCTATAAAAATTTTGGGGCAGAAGATACACATATAATTAATGAGGGACATCATTTTATGATGATAAATATCAGATAAATATCAATAAATTATGGAAGATAAGCAGAAAGTATACATCAGAGGTAGTAAGGAAAGAGGTGATGAAGTTATTAAGATTCTAGAAAATTTAGGAGGATGTAACTCTTATCATCTTGATGGGCATAACAGTAATAACTATTATTTTATAGCCCCCGATGGAAAAATACATAACACTACCTATACTGTAAGCTCAATATTTTCTTTTGTCAAAGAATTTTATAAAGAAATTGACTTACCAAGATGGAAGCCAGAATATGCAAAACGATTTTTCTACATTAACCCTACTGGAATAGTAGGTGTGAATGTATGGTACGGCACTAACGTTAATGAATCATATTATGAATTTGGTAACTGTTTCAAAACATTTGAAGAGGCTGAGGCAGCAAGAGATAAAATTAAAGAAATACTAAATCAGTAAGTATGTCAATATTAATATTTATCATTAGAGTAATAGCGGGCTGTTTGATTACAGCTATGTTTTTCTATTCGTGGAACTATCTAATGGGAAATGACAGATGATAACATTAAAGTATTGGAATAGTCTATCTACTGATTGCAGAAGAGCTATAGTCAGAATAATAAGTAATGATTCTGATCATGATAATGAGATAGTCCTACCCTATCATCATAGCTTTGACTATGACATTACAGGTAAGAAATTAAAGGCATATCTCAGTAGAGTGTTTCTTACTAAGGAAGGTAAACTTAAAATCTTCACAGAGCTTCTTCCTACATTTTCTCCTTCTGATGATACTGTCAAGAAAGTACAGAAGAAGCAGGTAAAGAATAACTATCCTGTAGCTCATAAGTATTACTTCAGAATGTACACCAAGAGTGACCCTGAAGATGGTGAGACTGTATGGGAAATGGCTTACAGTGAGGCTGAGGCAAGAGACAAAGCCTATAATGGTTTCCATAGTATTGTAAAACTTGATTTAATAAAAGTAGTATGAGTTTAGATTTATATGTTATGTCTTTAAAAAAACCTGTGAAACACACAGGCACAGGCATCTTTATTAGAACCAACGGTCAAACAAAGGAACTTTCCTTAGAGGAGGCTAAGAAACTTTATCCAAATGCCAATATAATGGAGGTAACTTCAGAAGATCATATATACTGGCATGGTAATATTACCCATAACTTGGGAACAATAGCAAACCATTGCCTTTGCCAATGCCCAGATAAAACATCTTTGTACAGTATTCTTTGGAGACCAGAGGAAACAACATTGCTGACAGTAACTGGAAGACTTACATCCTCCTATATTAAGGCTCTTTCTATATGCCTTAGAGAACTGAAAGATTATAGAAATTACTATGAGAAGTTCAATCCAGAGAATGGTTGGGGAAACTATGATGATCTTGTTAACTTTGTTGAGAGTCTCTTGGTAGCTCTAAATAAGATTCCTAAAGAGGAATACAATAACTACACTGTCGAAGCCAGCAGATAATTGCTATCTATTATATCTATAGCTTCTATAGTATCTATGATTTCTATAGAAGCTTTTTTTCTATACTTATTAGGTCACAAAAGCATCTTTACCATCTAAGTCTAAGCAATTTATCAATCCTAAAGGTTTTATTTAGGTCTTCATAAGTAATCAGATTATATGGTATCTTTGCCTCATAAATCATAATAACGTTAATATGAATTGTGTTAATAAAAGTAGTAAAGAGTTCAAGGCACTTGCCACAAAACATAATGTTAGTGACAATACTCTTGAGCTGATAATCCATAAATATTGGAGGGAGAAAGGTACTGAAAGTCATTTCCCTTCAGATAGTTATATTCAGGCACAATTAGGAGCCATTCCTTATGAGGAATCGGTAAAGGCAGTGAGGAAACTTTGGCGAAAGAAATACAGTGGTCTCAACACCTATAATACATTTGAAGACCTTCAGAAAGCTATAGCAGAAGTTTCAAAATACTTCCCTGCTGAGGCTGTAGTGTATTATAAGAATGTTGACGGCAAGTATTCTTTGGTTATCAAAGAGCCTGTAGTTAAGTTAAATAAGACTCTTGAAGATATACAGAAGAAAGGATATTTAGAAGCCAGAAAAGAGAGCATTGACACAGAGAATAACAAAGAGTATAGTGTTGACAAAGCAAAAGAGCTTTTCAATAAGTTCAATGCTGACAGAACTTCATTGCCTCTTGCTGACAAGGTATTCAAGTTAGCTGATACTATAGGCATTAAGGTAGTATTCAGCAATAGCCTTAAAGATGGAAACATTGGTGCTTTTGGTCATAATACCATTATACTGAATAAGGACTTCTATGAGAATAGTAATAGCAATGATAAAAAGGCAGCTACTATTCTCCATGAAATAATTCATGCCATCACTACCTATGCTATATCTGATAAGGTAGATGCAGAGTCTTTATCCAAGCCTCTTCAAGAGTTTAGGAAAGACATCAATCAGCTCTTCACAGAGCTACAGTATAATCCTGTACTTAAAGATGAAAGAGGTATTCTCAATGAAAAGGAGTTTATTGCCGAGCTTTCCAATCCTGTATTCCGTCAGAAGATACAGACTATTGATAATAATAGAAAGGAATCTTTCTGGCAGAGAATTGTCAATGCTATAAAGAAGCTCTTAGGCATTCATTCCTCAAGTCCTTACTATACAAGAATGATGAATACTCTTGATAAGGCTATCAATGCTTTTGATGTAAAGACTTATATGGAGTATAATGGGCTTACTAATGCTCTGAAACAAGGTACTAATGATGATTTAGACTATAATACTTTTATAAAGAATCAAAAGGAACTTGATGATATAAAGGCAAAGGCTATTAAGAATGGTGCTTTTATGAAAGCTCCTAATGGAAAACCAACTAATCTTAATGAACAGCAATGGCTCCAAGTTAGAACTAAAGCCTTTAAAGATTGGTTTGGTGATTGGGAAAAAGGTACTATATTTACCGCAAATAATGTAGATGATATAGAAGAATTAAAACGTAAATACCCATCTACATTGCCTAATAAATTCTATCATCATTCTACTAATAAATTTGGAAGACAATCATTTGATAGTAGAGAAGGAACTAAAGAAAGGCTGCATATTGTAGGTAGACTTATTACAAATAAAATAGATGCTCTTGTAGTAGAAAATCCTAATAGTGATAATAAAATTTCTCATATTACTCTTGCAACTGCTAAAGGCGTTAAACCTTTTGAAAGTAATAAAGAACTCCAACTACATAAAGATAAAATACAACCTCTTAATGATTATGTAAATACCACATTTAGGAATAATATAAGTAATGATGTTTCTAAAGTAGTTGATGAAAATGGTGAACCTTTAGTTGTTTATCATGGTACTACTACTCCAAATATTACTAAATTTGATTTAGCTAAAACAAGAAGTGGTGGAGCATTTTGGTTTGCAAATAAGGAGGCACAAAAAGTAGTATTTTATACAGGGCAAGATAGTAAAGATATTATAATGATGCCTTTATTTATCAATATGAGAACTCCTCTATTGAATAATGAAGAATCAATGGAACCTGCTGCTAATGATGAAACCCATGATGGTGGTTTAATTATAGGTAAATTAAAAGACTTCAAAGAGATGTTCTCTGACTCAGGGTATTTTACTGATACAGAGTATAAGGAAGCATTAGATAAAGGTTTAAATGCTGATAGCTATCTGGCTACAGGTAATGTTGCTAATCCTAATCAGCTTAAATCAGCTGTTTATAATAATGGTGACTTCTCAAGAGATAATGATAATATAGACTATAACACTCTCAGCACTGAAGACATTAAAAATGAGATACATAGCTATGTAGACAATCTTCCAGATAATGCAGTAAAGAGTAAAGAAACTCTTCATTCATTTATTAATGACCTTACAGAAAGTGATGTTAAGAATATCTATAATGAGATAGAGCAGAATAGAAATGATGTTAATCTTGTAGTAGGTAAATTAAGACAACTTGCAAGAGACAAGAAGCCAAAAAGCAATCAGAAATACTTTACCTTTAAGGATGGTAAGTCTGTTAAAGCCCCATTTGTACCCAATGACCAACAGGCAGAAGCTCTTGATAAGATTAATGACTTCCTCCACTCCAGCAAGGATGTAATGACCCTTAGTGGCTATGCAGGTACTGGCAAGACTTCCATCATGGAAATGATTGCTGAAAAAGCAAGTAAAGATGGAATGGGCATTGTATTCACAGCATCCACCAATAAGGCCACACAGGTTTTGGAAACCAAAGTGGGCTATCTTGGATTTCCTGTAATGACTGCAAACAAGGCTTTTGGCATTGCCCTTGAGCCTGGTGATAAGGCTACCTATGACGCCAATGACTTGAAGACTGTACTTGTTGAGAACAAGATTGACGGATATAACGCTGCCATCATTGATGAGGCATCCATGATCAATCAGCATAACTTCAAGATTCTCAATGAAATTGCCCGCACTACTGGATTGAAAATCATCTATGTGGGAGATCCAGCACAGCTCTCCCCAGTCAAGGACAGCAAGAAGTCTCCAGTATTCACAAGCGGCCAAGGTGAGGTAGTGACACTAACCAAGGTGGAAAGAACTGGGGATAACGCCATTCTTGAGGAAGCTACAAACATTCGCAATGGGGGTATGTTGTCTGGCATATCTTCCTTCAACAAGGAAGGGAAAGGAGTGGCATACATCAAGCCTGGCTTAAGGGAAATGGATGAAATCATCAAGACTTTCATTCCCAAACTTTCCTTCAATCCAGACTACTTTAGAATACTTACTTATTCCAACAAATCTGTTGCCCAATACAATGAGATGGTAAGAAAGATACTTGGCTATACAGACAATGTGCCAAGGGTAGGAGAACCAATCATTGGCTATACCAATTATGATTATAACTTCAAGACCAAGAAGAACAATTTTGTAAACTCTGGAAGCTATAGGGTTGTGAGAGTAGGAAGACCAATTGAAAAAAACATCATTGTAAGTGGGCAATCAGTCTCCTTAACAGCCAATCCTGTCACCATTGTAGGAATTGACGGTGCTGAGCATACCTATGATATGGTGGACATCAAGGGAAACGAGAAAAATAAAAAAGCCATTGTTCCAGTAGCGCAGGCTCTCAAGACTTTATGGGCAAGATGGAAAGGTTCGCATAATAGAGGAACCAAAGCTGAATTGCTAAAGGAGATACATAAAGTCGAGAGTTACCTCTTTGTAAATGATGATATTTATGATGATGCAGGACATACCCTTCTTAACAAGAGGTATGACTTTGGTTATGCAATGACTATACACAAGTCACAAGGCTCCACATTCAACAATGTGCTTCTCGACGACATTAATGTGGCAATGTACAATAACTATCTTGATAAAGAAGCATTAAAACAAGCTGCTACTAAAGTGCATCATTCTGTTGATATATCTAGTGTTGATACTACTAATAATGGTATAGCTGCTGCACATAGCAATATAGACAATGCTGAGGTAGAAAGTTCTACAGACGTTGATATATTTGGTGATGGTAATACTCAAGGCACTAACTCTCAAACTAATACTACTCAAGATAATACTTCTGATATGGTGGATATTAGAAGACAGCTTGAGTATGTAGGTGTTTCAAGAGCTTCTAATACTGTTACCATTATTTCAAATGATGTTAAAAAAGAAGGCTCTCCTTTACACCCTGAAGATACTCCTACAGAGTCAAATACTACTAATAGTAACAATGAAAGTAAGGAAGTAATTAATAATACAGGATTATATACTAAGAGTCATATAACTTCTATTACACCTCAGCTTATAGAGCATCTTAGATCTATAGGCATAGATGTGAATAACAGAGCTGCTATGGAGGAGTATCTTAAAGCAAATGGGTATGATAACATAGAGGCATTCATTGATAAAAAAACTATAAACAAAGAAGAATTAGCAGTTCTTGGGTCAACTTTAATGACTAAGTACCACAATAAAAAGTTATATAGAATCGTTGAACATACAGCTAATTATGAGTATATAGTTAACTATAAAGGAGAAGGAGAATTTGATATTGTTGAGTATCATCTAATAGATAATAATGCCAAAAATGAAATCAATGACAGAGAAGGAAAAAGAGTTTCGGGTACTATTAATAGACTGTCTTCTGGAAATGAAGTTACCCAAGGAAAATATTCAAGCGATAATTACGATGTTACAGACACAGAAGCAAATGGGAACAATGCTAAATTGGATAGTAAATCATCACAAGGAGAACCCAACAAGACCCAGGATAATGCAAGTGGCAATAAACATCAAGAATGGAGTAAAATAAAAAGAGATTCAGCTACTGGTAGAATTTCATTTATTGACAGTGATGGCAGAACTATCAGCACTGCTGAAGATTGGAATAAAGATTCAGAATTCTTTGTTACCCCCTCTGGAGAAGTCTATGGCTTTGTAACTCTAAATGGTAGGATGTTTTTGGATGAAACTAAGATTACTTCAGAGCATCCTATACATGAGTACACTCATCTTTGGGACAGGGCATTACAGAAAACTAAACCTAAACTCTGGAATAGAGGTGTAGAGTTGATGAAGCAAACTTCTCTTTGGAAAACCATTGAGGAGGATGCTAATTATGGTGCTAAATGGAAGAAAGAGAACCTTTCTCAGGAAGAATTAGATAATAGAATAGCATCTGAAGTACATGCAAGATTTGTAGGTAAAGGTGGTGCTGATCTATTGGATAAGCTTGCTAAGGAGAAAGGACAGGAAGGCATTATTGCCAAACTGAAAGATTGGATTCTTGAGGCTTGGAAGTCTCTTAAAGCTACCTTTAGTGATTGGTCAAAGGATGAAATCAATAAGCTTACTCTAAAGGATTTCAACCACATGACCATGAGGGATTTTGCTGAAGGTATTAATCCCAATACAATAAACTCAGTACAGAAGGTGTTATCTGATAAAAACACAGATATGCAGAAAACACTTTCATTGCCGAACTTTGAGCACTTTGCCTATAACAGAGCTGCTGACAAACTTGAGGGCATTAAGATGGATGCTCCTTGGAAAGAACATTATCTGAAAGACTTGGACAGTCAGTTCAGAAGAATGGAATCTGAGGATGAGGAAATCTATATGTCTGATGAAGACAAACAACACAATCAAAAACTAATTGACAAAATGAAAGTTATCCTAAATGCAAAGGACAAAGACGATTATCTGAACAAGGAGAAACGTGAGTATAGAGAAGGCATTGAGGCTGTGTTGAGTGACTATGATAGGCTCAATAAGCAGTACAGCAATCTTCTGAACGGAATGACAGAGAAGGATGGTTTAGAGTTTATTGACTCTCCTTTGGGTGTATATGAGATTAGGCATATTGCAGAACTTATTATGGATTCCATCAGTGATGTAATTACTGACATCCAGACCAAGGATGGCTATGCTGAGGAGTTGTTTCCTAATCTAAAGACAAAGGAGGGATTTGATTTCAAGACAGCAACAAGACAAGAAGTGATTGAGGCCATTGGAATTGAGAACTTGTTGAACAATGCCAAGAAGCAGTTTGATACAGAACAGAATGATTGGTTCCGCAATGGCAATGGCACTTTTGATGCCTCATTAAAAGCTGATTTCATCTTCAACAATTGGGATGCCATGGTGAAGATGGGTGCTGATGTCTTTGCATTCAATGAGGGGTTGGGAATTAGCAGAAACTATAGTGAGCATAGATTCAAGACCTCAAAAGAATCCCAGCAGTTGTCAGACAATTTCAATGAGAATTTGGATGAGGACAGCTTGAATGAAATTGAGGGGAATGCCCAAGAGCATTGGCAAGTGGACTCAAAAACCATTGATACCATGAACTCCATGTCTGCTCTTGTCAGGAAGGCTATCCATGAGTGCTATGACTTGGATGAGAATGGAAATGTCATCATCAACAAATTGTTTGGTATAAAGGAAAGGATAGACGCAAGGAAAGTAACAAACAGCATCCTTAGATGGACACAGGGTTCTCTGACTATTGATGACATGATAAATAGGCTTTCCACAAAAATGAAAGAGAATCCATGGTTGAGCCAGCTCATCAATAGGCTTCAAGACAATAGTGGTGTCAATACTGACATCCAAAGCCAGTTCTTTGGAGTCTTCTGTAAGCATTTCCAACTCTACTCTATAGTGATTGACCAAAATGGGAAATACACTTGCATCAATGCCAATGCCCATCCCGCACTTACGGAAATAATGAATGGCATCAAGGCCAAGTATAATATAGGAGAGCATCCCTTGTTCACTTCTGGTGGTAAGATAAACAGGATGCTTCTTGGAAATGATAATACCATAGATGACAGCAATCCCTTTAATCTTCATCAAGCTTTGGCTCATCTTCCAGAATGGAACTTTAAGGGTACAAACAAGGAGGTGAATCTTTCTCCAGAAAAGATGGGGCAATATGCTGAATGGCTGGCCAAGGCTATGAGAGCTATTGGATATGATGCTACTCCAGATATGGTAGCCAGCGTTCTTAATAAGGACACATTGGGTATTATGGTGGAGAAGCTGCACTTCATAGTGCATGACCTAAGCAGTGCTGTTGACAAAATTGAGGGACAGGGCAAGGAATACAAGCCCTTTGAATTTAAGAGTTCTCATAATATTGGATCTGCTGTACAGAATTTCCTCTCTCCTGTTGCTAATGTACTGGAAGACACTGCCATCAATGCCTTTTATGACAGTGGCAAGATGTATCAGTCTTATGTCACTCCTTCATTCACAACCAAACTGTTACAGAAGTTCAAGCTTTCCAATGACAAGGATTTCTTCAATTTCATGAAGGAAGAATATGGAAAGTCAGAGTGGTTTGGCAAGGAGGTGTTTGACAGGATGGCCAAGGGAATGATTATGCGTTGGAATGTTCCATGGCTTGCCATGATGGGCAGATACAGGAAGGAATTTGACCATAGGGTACAGCTGAATTTCAATGGACACAACTATATGAGAAACCTTTCTGACCCAGAATATGCCCTTTCTGTAATCACTGAATACTATTCCGAGTCTGCGGAGCAGCAGAATGATCCTGCGTGGTTTAGGATTCCTATGGAATCAAACAAGCCCTCTGAAGAGTTCATCAGGTTTATGTCATACAGGAACAAGGACTCCAATATCTACAAGACAGAAGTTGTAGAAGACCTCTCTGATATGGTGTTCATGGAAATCAGCAGAATACAGACTGTCAGAAAAAGAAATCTGTCTGAGGAGGATGAGGGCTTCATCAAGAACTTTGATGATAATGGCAGAAGGTTCTGCTTTTTCCCATTCTTGAACGCCTACATGGAGGATGGTGGAACCATCTTGAGAGATGCTGATGGCAATGTTACTGAGGACAACAAGACTTTGACCAAACTCTTGAAGAAGAAGATTGCTGGAGAAGAGGCTCTTACTGCTAGTGAGGATGTGCAACTCTCCAATCTTATCAAGAGAGCCACAAGAGCTTATATGCAAGAAAGAGTTGATGGTATTCTGGACATGATGGATAGGAAAGGCATCATCCAAGCTGCCCGTAAGATAAAGAACATCAGCGATACTCCAGAGACCTTGGAGTATGGCAAGGATGAGGAGGTCAATGCTGAGAAAGAGGAAAGGATCAATGCCAAGGTAAAAAGCTCCATTGAGAATTTCCTTTGGAATGATTATCTTGCATCTAAGAACATTCTGATGATTATGGTTGGTGACACTGCTTTCTATAAGGATGCCGAGGATCTCCAAAAGCGTCTGGCAGAGCTTCATGCACCTGGCATTAGGGGTAACATCAATGCTGTTGACTATAACGGTAATAAGGTGTCTGATGGAAAGTACAGAACCATCATTCTAAAAGACTTTGATGATTTCAAATCTAACATCATAGCCAACCTTGAGGAAATCTTTGACAGGAAAATAGCTCAAGCTAAGCCTTTTGAAAAGGCTGGAATGATGGCTCTTAAAGAGGATATTATCAGAGCTTATAGTGAAATCAATGTTGCTGATGCTGAAGGCTATAGCTGTATGACATCATATAGGAAAAAGGCACTGATGTTTGGTAAATGGTCTAAGGATGCTGAAGAAATCTATAAAAGGATTCTCGATGGTACTTACACCTATACTGACCTTAAGACTGCTTTCCAACCAATGAAGCCTTTTGTCTATACTCATCTTCAAAAGAACATGAATGTAGAGAAGGCTCCTATCTCTATGATGTATTGTCCCTTCCAAGCCAAGAACTCTGAGGTACTTCTTGTAATAGCTGATGCCTTACTTAAGAATGAAAAGACTTCTCGTCCTAATCTCTTAAGAGCTATCAGCAATATCATGGAGGATAGTGCCTATGATGGTAGGGAAAGAGACTTGACTACAGGTAAGATTATAAAGCAAGGCACTTACAATGGCAATGGTATAGATACTGTGCAGTTTGAGTCTGCCATTAAGTCTTCTCTTCAGACTCCTATAGACTTGAACCAATTTATTGACGATAAGAAGAAGGGTGAAACAAGGGCTTATACTAGGCTTAAAACACATATCTATCAGAAAGGAACTACAAACTATGATGTTGATAATTATGTTCAAGAGGCTTCATTTGAGGACTACTGTATTCAGCAGGAGATTCCAGAACACTTTAAGAATCATAGTCAGGCTCATGGCTCTCAGATGAGAATGATTATTCCCTCTGACCTTGATTACTACTATGACGAGGCATTAGGTAAAGAACACCCAGAGGATGAATCAAATATTGTCAAATATGAGTGGACTGATGACAGTGGTAGGAAACATTCTTTAAATGCCAATGAGTTCAGACATCATTATGAGAGCACCATTGCTGAGAACATCTTGAATAGTCTTGATAACTTGGCAAGAGAGTTTCGCTTGGAAGATTCTGCTGGTCATCCTATAGAGGATAAGAAAGAGAGAAACATTGCTCTGTCACAGATTCTTGTAAGGGAGATAGACTCTTCTCCTCGCTATGGCATTGACCTTAGATGGGCTTGTTCATTGAATGATGAGGGTGAGTTCAATATTCCACTCGGAGATCCTATCCAGTGCAAGAGAATAGAGCAGCTCATCAACTCCATCATCAAGAACAGGGTAAACAAACAGGAGATTGCAGGTGGCCCTATAGTACAGGTTTCTAACTATGGTGCTTCCAAGCAACTTCATATTAGGCTAAATGATAAGAATGGTAAGCTAATGCCTACTGAAGAGGAGTTCAATAAGGCTAAGAAAGATGGCACTTTAACTGATGAACAAAAGAAGTATGGCTCCTATAAAGACTATATTAAGGAGAATCAAGGTGGTATTGCCTACTATGAGGTCTTTGCTCCTATATGGTCTGATGAGATTGCAGAGAAGTTCATGGATAAAGATGGTAATATTGACATGAAAGCCATTGAGGAGACTAATCCAGAAATGCTTAAGTTAATCACTTACCGTATTCCTACTGAGGACAAATACTCTATGGCGCCCTGTAAGATTGTCGGCTTTATGCCTCGTCAAGCAGGTGATACTATCATGCTTCCTTATGAGCTTACTTCTATTGATGGTTCTGACTTTGATATTGATAAGAGATATGTAATGAGAAAGGACTATAGAATAATAGAAAACAAGAGTAAAATAGGAAAGGAGCTTTATAAAAGAGCAGAAAAATTAGCTATTGCCAATAAAAAAGGAGCTGCCTTTACTCATGATGATAAGGTTGATCTTCACAATAAGGTAGACATTTTCCTTGATACTATAGGCAGAACTGATGCTGACAGACTCCTTAATGGAAATTTTGATAAGGAACTGAAAAGACTTTATCAGGAAATTCATAATGACAAGGAGACAATGAAGCATTGCTACACTACTGCTAAAGTAGAAAAGAACTCCAAGCAGTTCAATGACAATGAGATTGTCAATATGTCATGGACAGTGCTTACTAATCCTACCTCTGCTGATAAGATGCTGAATCCTGGTGGTTTTGAGCTTCAAAAGAAAGTAGCTTATATGATAGCTGCCTACAAGAATCCTGCCAATGCTGGTGCTTCTTGGGATAAACTTCATGCTTTAAAGACTAAGGAGCTTAAGAAACTTAGTTATGTGCAGAAAGACCTTGCATGGTTTGATACTCAGATGCAGTTCTATAAGCAAAACTCTGCTGCTGCTACTTTGATTGGCATCTTTGCAGTCAATAAGATTGCTCATGCTGTTCTTGAGGCTGATGATTTCTATATTGATATAGATGAAATCTGTGGATCTGGTTTCAGCATTGCAAATACTTCCTTTAAGGAAAGGATGAAAGTTGACCCAAGACATGATACTAATGGTAACCTTATTGGTAAAGTGCTGGGTTCTTTGGTAGGTGCTTCTGCTGATGCTGTAAAAGACCCTGTGTTGAATCTTATGAATATCAATAGCACCACTGCTGGTATGCTGAATACTATGATAAGGCTTGGCCTTCCTTTTGAAGATGCTGTCTTGTTCCTGTCACAGGATATTATCATAAGAGTCATTGATGAGTTCAATAAGAGGAATCTGTCAAACTATGTCACCATAGATGATGTGATAAATGGGTTCATGGAGGATATAGAAAAGGAGACTGGTGTCTCTGACAACTCCAATATTGCCTATGAACCAATTTTCAAGCAGGAGTTAATTGATGGACTGAGAGAAGGAGATCACAAGGCTTCTGATTATAAGGTTCTGTTGGCATTTACCAAACTGAAAGCACTTACGGAGAGTATGAGAAACATTACTTTTGCCACAAGATTCAACTCCATTTCAAGTGCTGTTGGCCCCCTTGTTGTGGACAATCTTATCATGGAGCATAAAATCTCAAACTTCCTTACAAAGAACAATCCAAGGCTTGGATTCATCAAGCCCAAGGACAATGTGGAAGGCAAACAGGCATCGACAGGCTTCTACTCAACGGAAAATAGGGAGTCACCAAATGACAGGGTGATAGACATCAATGATGTGTGGAACGCCCATCCCATATTGGGATGTTTTAAGGACACTGTAAGGATTGCCAACCAAGTATTTGAGGTAGCTAATATGCCAACCAACAACGTGAAGTTTAGAACCATTATTGCTTCTCTTCAGAAGTATGGCTTGCTGGAAAAGGTGTTCACTGACAAGAAGCTTCTAGACCAATTGAGTACCTTCTACCAATCCTATATGCTGATGGCTTCCAACTTGATAGATTCAAAGAATCTAGGCTACTACATTGATGAGTTCCCAAAGAAGTTCCTACAATACCAGAAGAATGAAAAGTATAAGGACAATGCCCTCATACAGGCCATTAAACTGAATTACAGCAGACAGACAGGAAAGCCCTTCTTACAGATAAAGATTACTGGTATGGATGCCAAGGAAAAGGAAGAATTGGGAAGTGCTTGGGTTGACCTACATAAGCAGGATCCACAGCTTTCCACTGCGTTGTTCCAATACAGCTTCTTTAGGGCAGGTATAGGCTTCAGTCCAAAGACCTTTATGGCACTTGTTCCCGTATATGTAAAGAATCATCTTTCAAAGACACTTGAAGATGGAACTTCTATAACATATAAGGATGTCTATAAGGGAATGTTCAATGATAGAATTGTAGATGATAATGTCATTGACCAATTCATCAGAAACAATTGGAACAACAATAAGTTAGTGCCTTGGGTAAAACCAAAGGACAGTCAATTGAGGGTCAATTACAGCTCTCACATAATGACGGTCTCCTCTGACAATGGATTCAAGGACTTGATGGGCAAGATATATGTGAAGACATCAGCCAATGGAACTACATACCTTTGGAAGAAGGAGGGAATGGATTGGGACACCGATTATCCTTGGGTATACAAACAGGTCTCTCCATTGGGTAACAATGGTGAGTATCTTGAAATCAGCACTGCTGGCATTAAGAAGTCCTATAGTGATGCCATAAGGCCAAAAGAAAAGGACAATGAAGCTGATGCAGACATGAAAAAGAGCAGTCCTTTGGATGATCTGGCTTCTGGTACAGAAAGCTCACCTACTCCTGCTAAAGAAGAGGAAAAAAAGGCTGCTACATTGTCTGAGATGTTCATAAACTTTAACAGTAACCTTACTCAAGAGAGGATTGATAATCTGGTGAATTTCTACAAGAAAGGAAACAATGCCGAGAAGAATGTTGGTGTTCTACAGAAAATCTTTAGAGCCAATGGCTTGGAATTGAACAATGATGAAACAATAAGAAAATTCAAGGAACTTTGTTGATAGTTGTAGATAGGGGAAGGCAGAAAACTGCCCCCCTATCTCTTTCTTTTGATTAACGCTAAAATATTATAAACATGGGAAAGGATTCTTGTATATTATGGCCAGAGGTGAATGGCAAACGCAGTAGACTTTATGAGGACATTTTGAAATATACACAAGACAGGCAGTTGACCAATTTGCTGTATGCCACATATATAGCTAATCCATCAGTGGCACAACAATTGGATGCACAAGGAAAACAGAGGGATAAAGTAGGACAGCATAAAAAGGATGATGTCCTTGAGTTCTTTGACTTTGCAAAAATGCAGTCAGACAGAAATTCCATCAAATCAGCCTCTGTATTGATAGGTGCCATTGACATTAATGGAAAGCCTGTGGACTATACTGATGCAAAAGAAGCACTTGAGAGAGCTGATAGGTTCAACAATACCTATAAGGGGCTTGTGGCTACTGTAGTGAAACATGGGACTGCAACCAATGGCTATGTCTACAACATCATTACAAATGAGAGGAATGGACGTACATTCACATACACCAAGACTGTTGAGAGCAAGTTGAAGATATGGGATATTTATAAGCATGTGTTCAATTTGAAGGGCATTGACATTGAGAATGTTCCACAAGAGGCAAAGGAGCTGATTTCTCCAATGAATCCAGATTTAATCAAGCAGCTGATAAATCTTAAAAAATACATTAGAATCAATGACATCTATAAAAAGGATGCTTTGGTGCTTTTTGCCTTAAATGAGAATACCCAACAGGTAAAGGACTTGATACAGGCATTTGGTTCATTGGATGAAGCAGCACAGGCAATCAATGACTTCAACATAAATAAAAGGACACTTACTGCTCATGAGAAGACACTATTCTTGAAGGCTGTCAATAAGGCAAAGAGCTTCAATGGCATTGATCTTAATGACTTGAACAAACAGATAGATGACATGTCTAACAATGTGGTCAAGCAAAGTGTGGAGGAACAGGTAAGACTGGAACTTCATAAATTGAACAAGAAGTATAAAATCAATGCCCTTGAGTATCATAGGATAGATAATAAAATCAAATCACTTTCCGAGGCTGCTCAAGAGGTAGCATTGAATCTTGAGAGGCAGATAAGACTAATAAAGGATGAGCATACAAATGATGTGCAGAAGAGGAATGCCAATATTGCAGAGGGTAGGAAACTGACAAAAAACCTGGCAAGTCTTTACAGGGAAATACAAGCGGGAAAATACTATTCTGGAATCTTGGATTTCCTAAATGAAGCCAATACTCAAGTAAAGGAAATTAACAACATTATAAAACAGGTACTCACTCCTGCTCCTGCAACAGCCGACTTGGAATTTTACATGAGGCAAGCTAAAGAACTCTATAGGGTATCTCTCTTGAAGAAGAGGTATTATCAGATTGTTGAGGCTCTTGCAAATGACAGTTTGACCATTGATGAGAGTATATCCCAACAGGATATGCACCAAATCAGGCAACTTGCACAACAGATAAAAAAGGTTTTTGACAATAACTTTGACATGGTTGACAATGTTACTAAGGAGACCATAAAGAATATCCTTATTAAATTTGCAGGTGATAATGTGAAAGATGCTACTGCCTTGATGAATGCTGTTGATATGGCTACTACTGACTCCACAAAGATGGATGCCCTCCTTTACACTATGAGTAGGGCAAGCAATCCCATCATTTCTATAATGGGAGGCATCATTAACCAAGCCCAAATACATAGGAATGATGTGATGGCCAAGTTCTCCACACGTATAACAAAAGCCACCAAGAAATTGTACCAGTCTGGCAGCAACTCTATGTTCATGTATGAGGATGACGGACATATAATCAGTGATATAGATTGGAGCCTTTATAATAAGGCAAGAATGGCGCAAATCAAGGCTTTAAAGAGCCAGCATCTTGATGAGTGGGACTTCAAGGAAGCTCTTTACCAATGGGAGGACAACAATTTAGAGGACAGGGTAGTTGATGCAACCAATGGCAGGACAGAGAAAGTACCCAACCAGAACTACAGGAAGGCGTTTCCTCAATTGACTTCAGCACAACAGGAGTATTATGACACCGTGATGCAGATTAAGGGAGAGATAGGCTCTCTTCTTCCAGAATATGCGAGAATCCAGTATCTTCCTCCACAGATTAGGAGAAACATGTTTGATGCCTTAGGGCAGGCAAGAGGTGTCAAGGATGTAGTTGTCGCTATCAAGAACAAGGTACAGAACATCTATAAAGTGCGTGAAGATGATGATAACTATAATACCAATGGCATTGTGGATGGGGAGGAATTTGTCTCCACAAGAGGAGACTTTGACAACTCACAGCTCAAGAGAATCCCAATCTTCTATGTGAACAGGGTAGAGAAGGGTGAGCTGATGAAGGATTTCTCTGGAGGCTTGCAGGCTCTTGCTGGTACTGCAATCAACTATAACGAGATGAGCAGCATAGAGGATTGCATCAACTTCATAGGAGACTTCATCAAGGATCCAATCAGAGGAAGTAGAGATAAAAAGGCAAGGGCAGATGTTGCTGGGAACAGTGCTATTAGAATCATCAGGGACTTGAAAAGCTGGGCTGTAAGAAATTACAATACAGAACAAATGGTGGATAGTTTCATAAACCAACATCTTTATGGCGTATACAGAAATCCTAACGAGAACAAGATTGGAAGAAAATTAATAGACAATTTGATAGCATACACTTCCTTTAAAGGATTGGCTACCAATCTCAAGGGTATGACAGCCAACTATCTGATGGGAGAGTTTCAGATGATGATAGAGGCTGGGGCTGGTGAGTTCTATAATTTCAAGGACTATGGATGGGCGCATAGAAAACTTTTTGGTTCTGCTGGAGTCACAGGAGAAATTTGGGATTTGCTTAATGAGACAAAGAACAGCAAGTCACAGCTCTTTACTGAATTGTTTGATCCCACGCAAGACAACTTTGACAGCAAGGCACATGCAAGATACCATAAGAGCATCATCAGAAAGTTGCTTGCACATGACCTGTCATTCATGGGTTATGGAGCTGGTGAGTATCTTATCCACTATATTGGAATGTATGCCTGTCTGCATCATCAAAAAGTGCTGATAAACGGTAGGGAGGATTGTCTGTACAATGCTTTTGAGGTGGTAAATAAAGGCAATGGTGCCGCTGAACTGGAGTTAAGACAAGGGGTCACTGACCTAAATGGCAATGCCATTGATGAGGAGTTTCTCTTGAATGTAAAACGAAAGATTAAACAGGCAAACCAAACTACACATGGAGCTATGAATAAGGAGGATAAAGGCCTTATTTATCAGCATTGGTATGGAGCTATGGCCATGAACTTCAGACAATGGATGGTCGAGCATTACTCAAGAAGATTCAGAAAGAGATATTTTGATGCCAATATTGGAGAATGGAGGGAAGGATATTGGAAAAGCCTTTATAGGGCATTGATGGATGAGTATAAGGACAATAGAGAGGAGCAAGGCAGAATTAGAGCCTGTTTCAAATTTGCCAGTGAGTTGGCATCCTTCAGTGTAAGAGGAAGACTGATTTGGGGAAAACTTGATGATGTGCAAAAATATAATCTTGCAAGAGCACACACGGAACTCTTCATTCTATGTGTCCTCTATGCCCTATCCTTTGTCATTGGGCCTCCAGAAGATTATAAAGGGAACAGAGCTGCAAGGTTCTGGATATACCAACTTAAGAGAATGATTCTTGACACAGAAGCCTCAATGCCCCACCCTGCATTACCACAGAATGTCAATACAATCATGCAGAATCCCTTTGCCTCTTCACAGACTATGGCTGCAACTATGTATTTCTTGTGGGGTATAGGAGATGTGACAGAGGAAGTCAAGTCTGGACAGGATGCAGGAGAGAACCTCTATTGGCACAACATCAAGAAATACAGCATTCCTTTCTATAAGGACTACAGGCAATTCATTGATATGGAAACCAAGGATGATGCCTTCAAGACATTCAAAATTTCACCCTCAGGTTATTAGGGTAAACATAAAAAGGGAGGAAACCATCAGGTTTCTCCCTTTTATTTTTTTCTTTTCATTAAGCTATTTGCAATTGGTTAGAGTGTCAATCCAAGTTTGTATATCATCTTTGGAGGTTCCTATGGAAGAAACTTCGACACCTTTTTCCTGTAAATACTTTGGGAGTTCTACAATGTCTTTTGGAGCATCAGGCCATTTTGTCCTAATGGCCTTCATAACTTTCATTTTATATATTTTATTTGTATAAAGTTCTTCAAAGGTTTGTGTACCAGGCTTTGTGGTGGAACTAGCTTTGAAACCCTTCTCACCTTTGCCTTCATTATTGGTTTTATCCCTATCCTTTTCTCTACTGGCTTCATCATGTGTTCCAACACTGTTCCCTTCAACAACAGACCCTGTGTTGGAATTGCCTTGTTGAAGCTCTGGAAATATCTTTAACGCCATTTCCCTTACTCCCTTTAGACAGACATTGAAGCCAATGTAGACAATTAGGTCTATCTCTCCATTGGGATGTACCACTACAGACTCCACAGGCCAAGAGTTCCTATAGGAAAATCCTTCTTGAACTTCTGTCTCTGTAATCTTTGGATTATTGTTGAGTTTCCTAATCTCCTCTATATCCAGTTCTGGAACAAACTTGGATTCTTCAATAATATCTAATGTAAGGATTCTTTGGCCACTCATACTACCAGCATAATCCAAATGATGGTTTCCATCCTCATCTATTGAGTCAATGTATACTGCGTCAGCATCTCCATTAGGATTGTCCTTGTTTGCAATAATGTCTGGAATAAGGTTATTTTCCAAATCAACATCCTCTACATTTTCCATATCAGCTAGGGCTTGCTTTGCAGCCTCTTCCCTTCTCATGTTTTCCTTGGATTTGTTTCTCCTGTCAATATAGTCCTTGGAATCCTTTGGAGAGAGTTCTGTCACATGATAGTAACCGTCAATCTTGATTACCAATGGGTTATCGGTGTCATTTATAATGTAATACTTATAGCCTTTTTCCTCTGTCTCGTAGTCTATGTCACCTTTGATGACTTGTCTGTTGTACTCAAGCTGCTTGATGAGGGCTTCATTGTCAACCCTGTCAACAAGGTTTCCATTTAGATAATACTCTCCTTTTGTCTCATCATATACGTAAGTTGCAAGCTTTCCATCTGTATAGTAAAGTACATTGGTTCTATTGCTGCTATAGTCACTGTTCTCCCAAGGCTTTGCAGACGGATTATATATTTCTGTTGGCTTGTTCACAGTACCATCCTCATTGACACTGAATACACTGTATGATGAGCCTGCCAAGGACAATTGTGCCAAATCTGTATTGAGGGCACCTGCTTCACTGTATTCCTTGATGAGTTTCTTGCTTCCAAGAACTCTGGCAGTAATGTTGACCCTTGGCTTGATTTCCCTAAAGGCCTCAATGAACTCCTCTCTATTGAAGGATTCTCCCAAATAGGATGTATAGGCAATAATGTTGCCATTCTTCATCAAGGTAAGCTGTCCCCTTCTGTTTGTAAGGATGCTGATGCCACTTTCTTTGTCAAAATGGAATATCTGGTAGAGTCCTTTAATGGCTTCTACTCTTGTATCATAGTCAGAGGAAATAAGATCATTCAACAGCTGGTCTACCTTCTCCTTTAAAACCCCTTCATGCATATCCCCATACATGCATGGGTCTATATGTCCACAGAACATTCTGCCATTGGCTGCTGGGAAAAGAATGAATGCAGCACCCATATTCCTTTCTTGGTTGACAGGAGTCATGATAGACAATTCAGTCTGTTGATTGGATTTGGGACTTACAACAAGAAATTTGCTTCTTTCTTGTATTGCCCATGAGGCATTGTCCAATGTAATGTTGAAAGGATTCCTTTCCTCATCATCCATCAGCTCTATGATTGGCCTGTGCCTTTCCTCTGGGTCATTTGGTCTCTTGTGTACATTCCATCCTGGAATAAGGGAGAATGGTACTATCTCTGTACTGAAGTTAGGTGATACATAGAACCTTTCTCTTGAATGCCCATGTTTGAAGTAGTAATCTCTCTCATTAATGATCATTCCATAGCCATCCTGTGACTTTGGGTCTGTATCTCCAAATGCCTCTTTCTTTCTTTTTCTTGTTTGTGCATTATTAGCCTTTCCCCAAAGGTTGTTGTATAATGCCTGTTGGGCTTTGTTGTTCTTTGCATACCCAAAGACACCTATAACAAGATACTTCTTTCCATCAGCTGTTTCTATGACACCGCCATTCTTGTCATTGTGGATTTGGGTGATTCCTCTATTGATAGAATCATCAAAGTCCAGCACAAGGAAGAGGTTTCCACTTACAGTATCATCCATAGTATTTTTATTGCTGCCCAAATGATTGGTTGCCATGAATTTAACCTTAGCATGTGGATTCACACTTAAAATATCAGCCAATTCATGATCTATGATGTCCTGTATATGCATTCCAATGGCATCACACCAGGCATATAACTTTTCCCTGCTCTTGGGTGTTCCTTCAGCATCCTTGTTCCTTTCAAGAGATCTCTCTGGCCCCTGCAAGGCCTCTCTATTCCATTCTGCCATTGCATTGCCAGAATTATAGATGGCATTGTTCTCCTCCTGGCTCTCACCTACTGTATTGAGGGTGAGGTCATTGTCTGCATTATTTGTGTCAATAATAGTTCCTTCCATATTGTCTGGTAGACTGTTTTTTTGGTCTTCAAGGGTAGGATTGATTCCTGAGACATTGCCTTCGGAATCCTCCTCAAGATTAACCTCTATGGTATTTTCTTGCTTGGAATAGAGCTTTTCTCTTTGAGTTCTTTGCTCATCAATAGCCTTATCCAAATCAAAGTCCTTTCCTACCTTTATCTTGGTTTCTTGCTTTTCGCCCTCAAAGTTACCAACAAAATACCAATCATCACCATCTTTTTCCAAAGATTTTGCATGGAAGAGTCTATTCTCTATACTATTATCTTGCTGTTTTTTTTCATCTTCCTTATTACTTTGTTCTGTAGGCTTCTGTTGTACAGAAGCTTCTGTATCAACAACAGCTTCTTTAGACTTCTTTCCCCTCAAAGCAATTTGAGCCTTTCTCCTAACACGCCTGTTGCCTTTATCATCGGGTTTTCCCAAGTCTCCACTATTGATGAAGTCAAAGCCTGTTGACTCCTGTAGGGAAGTCTCTGAGGAGACAATTGTGAAATACTTGTCAAAGTCACTCAGCTTCTTCAAGTCATTTATAGTGACAGAGGGATCAAGGATAAAGTGTCCACTGCCATCTATTTTAACCCATTTTGTACTTAATAATGATACTCCTTCAGATTGCTTTTCAGATGATTCTTTATTAGGAGACTTTGATTGCTGCACAGGAGCTTCTGCTTCATAGTCTTCTGGTCTAATAACAATTTCCTCATTCTGCTCTCCATTAGTAAAGGTAATAGTCCTCTTACCATTGTCTCCTACTTTAAGATTGGCAGTAACAGGCTCTTTTCTTGGGCCTGCATCTGTAATGTGCCACATGTCTCCTGCTGGTGCATTACCTTCCTCTGCACTATCATCCATAAGACTGTTTGCCCATGATAATGATATAGAAGAAGACTCTCCTTTTTGCTCAGCATTCTCAATATTACTTCTTGCTTTCTTCTCTTCTTCCTTGCTTAATGATTCTCCTGCTGGTGCAACATCTTCTGGATTTACAAGGTTATCAGGCTCTTCATCTGTTTTTACTGATTTTGATTCATCTGCTAACTTGTCTTTCTCTGCTTTTTCAGCAGTAGCCTTTGCCTCTGCCTCTGCTTTTTCCTTAGCTTCCTTGGCAGCTTTCTCTGCTGCTATTCTGTCAGCCTCTGCCTTAGCTTCAGCTTCCTTTCTTGCTTTCTCAGCATCCCTTTTTGCCTTTTCTTCAGCCTCTCTTTTAAGTCTTTCTTTTCTGTTCTCAAGAGTGGTCTGGTCTCTTTGATAGCCGAGTTTCTTCATTTCAGACAATGTGCCATCAAGAAACTTCCTAACATCATTTGGAGTTGTCACATTGTCAATGATTTCCTCAATCCTGCTGATAAGCTCGTCTTTGCTCCTAGCACCCTGCTGTATTCCAAGAACTAATCCTATCTTATTTCTTCTTGATATGTCGTCATCGTCATTTTCCCTAATGACAGCCGCAGCATCCTCATCAAATTTGACAATATCATAATAGGGCTTTATCTTCTCTGATTGTTCTGGATGGTCTTCCTGATAGGCTTTGATGAAGTCACTGCTGCTTTTCATCAGAATATTGCCAAAGGCGGCATCATCATTGTTAGCAAAAGCCTTTTCCAATGCATTGTAGACATCATCTACCTGTCCTTGCATTGCCTCAACAAAAGCTTCCCTGTTCCTATTTGTGTCCTGTATCTTGAGGTAAGTGGCAGCAAGTCTGTCATTCTTCATGATTTTGCTGTACATATCTCTTAGATCAGCTATCCTGTTGGCCAATATTCCAGCATCATGTATCTTCTTCGTTGCCTCAGGGTCTTTCCTCATGAGGTCATTCCTCACTTGTTCTATGACATCATTCTGTTCCTTGGTAAAGTTCCTTGCATTTTTCTTATCCAAAACAAATGCCCTGTCCCTTGCATCAAGATTAAGTATCATGTCCTTGGTAAACACTCTCGGAGTGGCATTGCTCTTGGCAATCTCATCAAATGTGTTTTTTTCTCTCTCAAGAGCCTCTATCTCCCTGTCAATGGACTTTATCCTAAACTCTCTTGCATCAATGAGGTTCTTCCTTAGCATTATTTTCTGATTTGCCTCTTTGTCATTGCTTTCACTAAGAGTCTCTATGCCCTCCAATGACTTCCTATTGCTTTCCTCAAGCTCCTGTCTCTTCTTCTTAAGCTCATCAATCTTTTTGTTTCTCAAGCTTATGGCTGTTTTAACAGATGAGTCTGTATTGTATCTGACAGATAGGTCTGGAATGAAGGCTTCTTCTGTATTGGTACTGGAGACACCTAATTCTGACTCAAGTGTTCTTAGTCTCTCTCTGTAATTGTCTTCAGCAAGGAGATTGTATTTCATCATGGTCTTTACGTCATTGTCCATGTTCCTAAATGTGGGACTATCGTTGAAGACCTTATCTATCTGTTGCTTCTTCTTATAGGTGTCCATGAAATACTTAGCATTCTTCTGAAGCCTTCCAGCAGCAATCTCCCTATTGTCTGGTTGGTCAAGGACAGACTTGTTGTTGTCATCAGCAAGGAACTTGTCTATCTCTGTATTAAGCTCCTCATCTGACATATTACCATCGGCAAGGTTTTGCATATTGTCCATTATGTCTTGGTAAAGTTTGGATTGTGTACCACCCTCCATTTTGCTGAAATTGTCCATGACATCCATTAGGAAGAACACATTGTTCAATTTCCTGTCCTCTGAGTCAAGCATGGTTGAGACAGCTCTTCCATTCTTGTCTGTATATAGCTTGTTTTCCAATGGGGTGGAATAGTCTGCCAATGCTGATATTGCCTTTGCAGCATCAGTGATTCCTCCACTTTCCTTATACTTGGACACCACTTTATTGACGGCATCCACAGTAGCGTCAACATCTCTGTCCATCTTCTTTGCATTGGCATACTCATCAAGCAGAGGATTGGTAATGCCCATTGAGACCCTCTCTGCCCAGTCTATCTTGTTTCCTTGATCATCAACACCTTTAATAATGGCTCGCCAAGTGTCATGGGGATTAAAGGCAATGTTGCCAACATTCACCATGCCTGTAGCAAATGGAGACAACGCTCCTATGAATCCCTCATAGAGGTTCTCTCTATTTGTGATGCCATCGACAGCCCCTGACATTCCTGCAAGTAAGTTACCATACATAGTGTCAACGGCGGAAGCATAGCTCTTAGGATCATAATTCCTCTTGATATAGTTATCAAACATGTTATTGCCCATGGCTTCAGAGAAATTGGCATTGATGCCGTCAAAATATTCATCGGCAAATCCTCCAGCAATCTGTTTTGTCACTCCTTTCATCAGCTTTTTCGCAGAGAGCCTCTTTGCAATTCTCTTTATTCCGCCAGTCTCAGTATCAGAGGCAACACTCTCTGCGATGCTGTTATCAAGTGCGCCTGTCATTGCTCCTTTGGCTACCTTGAATTTCTGGATTCCATGGGTAAGCATAGCCTCCTTTCCATAATCCAGAAGCCAATTGGTAATGTAAGTCTTGGCAGCATTTCTGTTGGCCTCAACCTCGTCCTTCCTATGTAGTTCCATCAACTCTTTCTCCTTTGCTGAAAGCAGTTGGCTAGTATAGAGTTGTTTGGCCTGTGCCATAAGGGTCTGATCACTTAGAGGCAATTGACCTATGCTTGAGTCCCTTGTGGATTTCGTTACCCTTTGCTTGTCCTTTAGCTTAAGCTCCCTATAGTATTGGTTAATGGCACTCTTTGCTTCCCTACTGTTGAAGTCTATGGTGTTGTAATAGTCTTGAAGCTCATTATTGATTTGGCCTCTAATTCTTTCCTTGTTGTTTTCAATCTGCTCATTGAATGTTCCCATGGCCTCTCCCTGTGGCCCATTTGTAGATGCCACAGCCTCCAACAGCAAATCATTTGCTATTGCTCCAGCCTTTGACACCTTGCTAAGGGTCTTGGCACCCATTCCCATGGCTTTTAGTCCAGCTTTAGCTCCAGCTCCAATGATCTTTCCAGTACCACCGAGTGCTAAAGTTTCTAATAAAGCAGCTGCCAAATGTCCACTTTGTGCGAATGCCTCCTGGGCTGTTCCCCATGAGATGAAGTGCTCATTGGGATTGTAGTCATACTTATTGACATTTACATAGGGTGACACTCCTCCTCTCTGCTTGATAAGTGCTATCTCATTCCTGTCCACGGTATTGTACATGTAGACATCATTCCAATAACCTGGATTACTCCAGATGTCGTCATTTTGAGCATATCCTATGATGTTGCCTTTGCTGTCCCTAATGGGTTTGTCTGGATCCAAGCCTTGATTGAGAAGTCCTATTTTGTCTACATCAAAGCCAGCCTTGAGGGCGTACCCCTTTACCATAGCCACATTTGCTCCAATGTCTGACCATGCAGTATTGACTGCCTTCGTCAGTGTATTATTTGTCCATTCTCCATCCTGTGATTCCGCAACTCTGTTCTGGATGCTTCTGTCAAAATATGCTATGGCTGTTCCCTTCCCATACTCCTTTGACAAGGCTTGAAATTTGGCATAGTCCTTGAGCCTATCAGTGTTACTATAGCCACTCAGCCACTTGCTGTTCTTGAATTGGGCATAGTGCGGAGAGAACTCCATGGCTTGCCTGTCAAATTCCTTATAACTCTGGGCAAGTGTTTTGCTGCCATTATTATTGGCTTCAATCAAGCTACTATAGATGGAGTCCGTAAGTCCCTGCACTTCCTTTTCCCTTCTCTCCTGTGTGTCAGAATAGAGCTTCTTGAGAATGTACTCGTTGTTCTCAACATGTTTTCTATCCTGCTCATAGGGATATAATGAATGAAACACCTTGGCAGCTTCCATACCTGCTTGAAGAAAGTTTTCTGAGGCCAAAAGGGGATTCTTCTTGGTTTCTTCCAGCATCTTGTTGTCCTCATTTACCATGACCCTATTCTTTTCCAGCTCTTTCTTCCTCTCAGCATCTGTAAGGTATTTGGAGTTCATTAGGTCATACATTCCCTGTATATCAAGGCCATTGGCAAGCTCAAGGAAATTTCTATCCTTCTCAAATGTACTCTTGAAGGCATCAACAATTGTTTGGTCATGGAAATACTGATTCCTAAGATTATAGGAATCTTCAGTACCGTCATTCATTTTATTGAATAGGTCAATACCAAACTTCTTCTTGAATTTATAATTGTTGTAGAGGATATTCGCAGCTTCGTCCCTAAGTCTTGGCCTGTTGGCAAAAGCTTTTAGTTTTTCCGCATTGTTCAACATGAAAGCATTGCGCTCCTCTTGGCTTATTTCATTGAGGCCTTTTAACCCTCTAAGTCCTATAGTATTCGGCATAGTGTAAAGTTTTATAAATCATTCTCCAAAAATGCTGTTCAGCGCATCTGCGTCAGGAGCATCATCAACTTGTATGTCCCTTGGTCTAACCTCAAGAATTGGGTTATCATTCCAAAATGTTCCTTCCTTGAATGGACTATAGTAGATGTCGTAGAAGTCTGACCTGCCATCCTTTATTATTTTATCAACCATGTCTTTTGCCTCTTTGGGAAGATCATCATAGTTTGTCAAGTCTCCCTTGTGCTCTTGGTCTCCATCCTCGATGTCTTTGGATTTGTATTTTACCTTTTTGTTATCATCAGCTGGATTTCCATCCCATTCAATTCTTATTCCCTTCTTCATTTGAGTCTCATGCGCTGTTCCTGAACCTCCACTTTTTTCAGTCTTTCCACTGCTCTTAGTCTCTGTCTTCTTTTTCATGTATGGGTTGTCCTCATCAAATACAAGATTACCCTTTGCATCTTCCTTCAATCCTGCTTGTATCAGTTGTAGCTTATAGTTCCTGTCTGACTCACGCTTAGCTTCCAATTCTGCTGCTGTGAGCTTACCAAGATCCCTCTGGAAATTGTCAGCTCTCTTATATGTAGAACCATTAATGATACCATTAATGACAGCTTCCGTAGCTCTCTCATAGCCTATTGGATTGGCTTCCTTGAGATTGTCAGTAGCACCAAACTCCTTGAGTGTGCCATCAAGGCTCTCTTTAAGTTCTGGTATTGACTGCAAATCCTTTCTCCAGGCATTGAGGATTCTTGGATCCCTACCATTTGTCTGATAAAGGCTCTGGTAATAGTCATTTACCTGCTGTACCTTTGGATTACTCCATATCCTACTGCTGTCAGATGCTCCTATCTGCAAACCTCTCTCATACAGCTTACTACCACTAACTCCATATAAATTGGGAGTATGGCCATCAAGCAAGTCATCTATGCTCAAATTGTCCAGCGCATATATCATTGATGGATCCTGTGCGTCCATTGTATATCTTAAGTTCTGTATCTTCTCCAATTTCTCCTGTGCCATGTCAAGCCTTCCTATCTCACCTGCATACCTTCTCTTAAGTGAGGTAAGGCTTCTCCTGTTGGCCATGGTGAGACCCTCGTTTGCAAGGCTCTCAGCATTGGATGTGAGGTCATTGGCATAACCTTCATATATTTGTCTTGCCTTGCTTCCCTCTGGAAGGGTGTCTGCAAGGTATCTGAACTTGTCTGCCTTATCAGAAAGGGCATTATACCCCTCCTCCGTCTTGTCATACGCTTCCTTGTAGAGGGAAAATGGAACAAGCATCTCCTGCATGGAGAAGGGCTTGAAACTTGAATCTATAACATAGCTGTAGTCACTCATAATGTTCTCCTTGCTTAAAATGTTAAGCCTTTCTTCTTGTGAATTCTTCCGCCATTTGCAGCACTGTAATAGCCCAAACCATGCCTTGCGTCATCAGGCATGACTCCAAAACCTCCATGGTTGGCAACCCACTCTATCATATTCCTCTGTGCGGCCTCTCTTCCAAGGTCTGCCAATCCATTGAATAGTCCCCTCACATTGCCATAGAGGTTCCCATACCATGAGGCATCTGCTGCTATTTTCCTTGCTGCTATGTCAGCCTGAAGATTGGCCATGTATTCCTTGTCCCTGCTCTGGAGCTGTGCATTGGTAAGGGAAGCCTGGTTATAGGCATTGGCATTCTGGGTGTCTATGCCTGTATTGTGTGCTGCGTATGAAAGCAGCCTCTTGTCATCAGCCTCATTGGACTTAGCATAGAGGTCTCCAAGAGAGTCAAGTGCCTGCTGGTTGTTGATAAGCAGGGAACCTTGCTTGGTTCCAACAGGAGCACTAGTGTTCATGATGCCGTCCCTTGTGTTACTAAACTGTCTCATATATCTGTTGATTGGAGTCTGTCTGTCAACAGGCTTATATGTGAGGTAGTTGCCTATATATTTGGTATTGGCATATCCTGTATTACCGTTCATTGCAGTATTAAGTGCCACATCAAGCCCACTATAATCTGGTTTTCCAACACCTGCCGCCCACATAAGACCACCTGCCACTGGGCCAAGCAATCCTGCATATCTTAGTTTTTCAAGTTTGTCATAAGGAAGTTGACCATCATTGTTTCCATTATTGGGTGCTGGCCTCTTCTTTGGAGTTTTGAAATAATTGATAGTGTGCTTATTTCCATCATCATCATAATAGTTGTAGGTACTAAATGGTTTCATGTTGCCTGGAACAGCAGTCATATTTTCATAACCATTATTCCCATACATTAGGTTAGTCGTATCACTGGTATTATTAACTGTATTAGGAGTAAGATGGAATATGCCTCCTTTGCGATCACCCCTTAAATTGTTCTTTATAAAGTCTGAAGCATTGTCCCTGAATCTGGTATAGCCGTCACCATTGACAAAAAGACCTACAGGATCTCCGTTTGGATTGGTGCTTGTACCCTTTACAGTAGCATAGAGTGCATTTATAAAGTTATAGTCGTCTATACTGAGAGGAGTACCATCACTGTCAATAAATCCATTCCCCTCTTTATTCAGCTTCCATTTCTTGTTCTTTAGCCTGTCTACAAGTGAGAGCATATCCTTTGTATAGTCGGAGTAGAACTCTGCATTCTCCAAATCCTTGATGGTCTTGTATTTGTCAGCATATCCCTGCTCTTTGAGGAAGCCCTCATCAGGTATATAGTTATCTGGAGTATTGCCAGCCTTATTGCTATTGGTGTAGTCCTTTAGCTTTTCCATAAAGGAGTTCCAGTCATACCTTCTTCCTAAAGGTGCCTTTGTTCCAAACCTATATCCTCTTCCCAATGCATCAATCAGCTCTGGATTTGTCTTTGCCAAATCCTCTTTCAATGCCTCATATTTCAATAAATCATCAATGGATGACAGTTTTCCAAAATCAAAATCCTTTACCCCAAGTTTTCCTGCCCAGTTGTTCCAGTCACTGACAGTAAGCCTTCCAAGAATCTTGGACAGCTCACCCTTCCAGCCTCCATTATCATATTTATGTAACGTTCCACCAAATGCTGCCATTGTTCCTTGAGGCTGTTCCTCTTGAGAAATTTGCTGTTCTTGAGAAGCCTCCTGCTCTTCTGAAGACTGCTCTTCTTGTTGCTGAGCTTGCTGTTGCCTCATGGCTATATCCTCAAGCAACCTCCTCTTCTCCTCTGGAGACAGTTCCTCAAAGGCCTGCATAATTCTCTCTTCCTCCTGTTTCTGCTTCTGCATTTCTTGGGCATCAGCAAGCCTTTTCATATTTGCCTCAAGGGCAGCTCTGCTAATGGGGTCATTAGGTCTTTCCTTTATCTCGTCCTCAAGCTTCTTTGCAACATCTGCGTATGTCATCTTGCCTCCTTTGGAGAAGATGTGGAGCTTTCTCAACACATCCTTTCCAGGCTTCAACCTGTTGCTGAACACATAGTCATTGTATATCACCTCACCTTCCTCAACAAGGTTCGGCTGTCCATCTGGGGCAATTCCCATGGGAACTCCATCATAGGGAGACTCCTCATGAGTTCCTCCTGCATCAACATGTGTTAGGTTTCCCCAATCTGCTCCATGTGTCTGCAAGTCACCTCCTATGGCGAACAGAGTTCCTCCATTGCCATTCCTGTGTCCATAGTTCCTTGCAAAGTTGGCCTTTCTCCTCATTAATGGGGAAAAGTCTGCAAACTCCTGCACTCCCATCCCATGCTTGGTGGCAGCAGCAGTGAATGTACCTCTCTTGCTTGGCTCAATGTGTATTCCTCCACCATTGGCAAATGCCTGTGGGAGTCCTGTAAAGTAGTTGTTTGGTATGCTGTTCCTTATGCTATTCTGTCTGTCCCTCATGTTGAGGTAGTCAGACATGAAGTTGTATTCCATTGCTCCCATATCTTCATTATTTATGTTTAGTAATCCACCATTGGCAGCAAAGCTTGCCAAGGCATTAGTGTCCACAGTTTTGTCTGCGTTGCCAGCTCCTGTCAATAGTGAGTGAGCCATCATGCTCCTCGCTGTATTCTGCTGGTTGGAGAGGCTCTTAGCCTTCTTGGTGGCCTTTTTGTTGAACCATCCATTCTTACCAACATATTTTGTGTTGAAATCATAGCCATTGGAGGCGTTTCCCCATGCATTGAACAATCCCTCGTTGGTATTCACTCTTGCAAGGTTGTTGGCAGAGTTCTTCATTCCAGATATATTGTTTTCTATATCAGCTATGTTCTCCTTGTTGTACTTAACTCCAAATCCAGCCTTGGTGAATCCACCAAGTAGTTTGGAGCCAAGCACCACTGCACCTCCTATAAGGGGATTGACAGTCATCAGTCCTGTACCAACAGCTGTTCCTATAGTATCTATAGAATCTCCAACTTTGTTCTCCCTTCCTCCTGCTATCCCTTTTCCTATAAGATCTCCTACAGGAGATGCCGCAGCAGCAGCTACAGCACCCATAGTGGCACCAATGTTCTGCTTGTTGAATGGATTGTTCTTTGGCATCTTTGGTAGACTCATGCCTTTGATTTCATCCATTGTAGATCCACCATAGCTCTCTGGCTTGCTAAGTCCAATCCAACTATTGTTTGTTAATCCAGAGGTATCTATGCTTTCCCAGCCTGAAACAGGATTCCAAGGGGATGCCAGTACAGTGCTTCCCCATGTTGGAAATTCTGTACCAGTGTCTGTGGAGCCTCCATACCATCCAGCCATTGGATTTTGGTTCAGCTGCTGTGGTGTCCATCCAATGTCATTGAGTTGGCCACCAATGGTAAACCTATGTTCCATAAGAAAAGGTTTATTCCACTTATTGGCGATATATAGCTTATGCTTGTCCATATCAATGTCTTTTTAATGCAAAAATAACACATTAATGGAGTTGATGCTTGTCCTTAAATGATATAATAAAAAAAGGTAAGAAAGTTATTAAGACTTCCTTACCTTTTAACACTTTTCAAGATTGTTGGGGTATTAGACTTCTTGTTTTTTGCATACTATGTCTTAATGGAATATATTCAAAGCATTAAATATAATATGTCATTGCAATATCATGTATCTCTGTCTTGTTGAAGCTCTCATTACTGTCTTTCTGCATCCTCATGTATACCCATGGATTTCTCATCCTGTCAAGTGGATGCCTGCTTATTCTGGACACTCCTCTTAAGGAGTCACTCTCAAGAGGGGCATTGTCCCTTGGAACATCACACCTCCATATTCTGAATCTCCTCTTGAGTGAGGAAGTGTTGTCAAGGGCATGGTGGAGCATAGCTCTGTGTCCATTGGAGTTGGAAAGTGAGGCAATGCCATGCTGGTACTCATTCCATACCTCAATGGAATCAAATGGAAGAATGCCATCATCATCCATTGATGCCCTAAGTTCTATATTAGTGAACACCTTGTCTTTTTCTGGCTCTGGGTTGCCTATGAGGGTCATCCAGTAAGGCATTGCCTTTCCAAAAAACTCACAGTATCTTCCAGCGTTGTGTTTGTGCAGAGTACAGATACCATTGCCATTCCTCACCCAAATGCCAGTATTGTCAAGGTTAATGAGATAAGGTGTTCCCTCATAACTGTAGAATGAAGTGAATGTTCCAAGTTTTTCAGAGTATGCGAGGCAGCAGTTGTTTCCTGTGAAGAGAAGATCCTGGTTCATCCTGTCATAGTGTGTAATGAAATTGTCAAAGTCCATTGGATTCCAAATATCCCTGCCCTCAAGGTATTTGGCATTGGGAATGCTCTCCTTTGTCCATGAGTTGAATCCTTGCTCAGAGGAGAGATTCCTCAACTGGCCATTGAACAGGTAGATGTCCTTGCTGATACTGTCCATGAAATAGATACCTAATGGTGTGGAGGCCATAGAATACTTGTTCTGACATCCAATGGTATCTGAAATGTACCTTTTTCCCTGTACTTTGCCACTGTTGCCAATCTCCACTGGAATCCCATCCTGCGTTGATAGTGCGGTATTCTCATTGTACAGTATTTGGGCAATGCCACTGTCCTGGAATGCAATGAGGTTGTTGTCCAGTCTCCTTATGGCATTCACATGTCCCTTGTTTCCATCCATCTCAAGTACAGAGGCAAGTGTGAGATGGGAATACTCATCAATATCAGCCTCAGATGACTTGGTAAGGGAGTAGCATATTTGGTTTCCGTATGTGAGACTCCTTATACCCTTAGTGTCAAGTTGGGAGTAGTTGAGGAAATTGTCCTTTTGTGTATATGCATCATTGATGAGGTTAAAGTTCTCTGGGGACATGTTTGTATTGTCCATTTGTCCCCTGTTCCTGTCATATCTACCATCAAGGTTTATCCTGGTCTCGCACATAAAGGACAGTATCTCCACAATCTGATTGGGATCCTCCCTGGTGAAAGGATAGGTCTTCATGCAGTCATATCTTTGATAGTAGGTATCACCATTTGTCCATATAAGCTCCACACTATCCATACCATCCCAAATTCCAACTGCGTCACCTCCTATATACCAGATGTCAGAGTCATGGTTGTTGAATATGGTCTCCTTGTACTTATCCTCATCATTGGATTCCTTTCTGTATAGCTCTCCTATCCACAAGAAGTTGTAATTATGCTCAAAGAGATTATTGAGACAGATGCACTTCTGGGTAAACCGAGGTTTCACTGTTCCCCAGATAGTATAGGGAGTGTCTTCATTCTCATCATTCTCATACTTCCCAATATTTCCAGTATCATTGTACAATCCGTATGGAAGTATGGGTATTGAGGATTTGGGCTTGTCATTGACATACTCATCCTCAGCATCAAGTGCTATTACTGCATGTGCCGTTGATTTGTACTTCATGCTCACAGGGCTGACAATATTCTTTGACGGAAAGCCGTTGTTTGCTGAGTAAGGAGTGTAGATGAGGTCATAGCCTTTAGAATTAACCAAGGCTTTGTCAATGTTTGGATAATAGTTGATGTCAGGTTCATCTGCCGTCTGCTTATTGAGCCTCATGTTGACCACTTGCTCATTTTCTGTTAGGTGAAGCTGTGTGTCAATGCTCCCAAAGTTCACAAAGCTCTCTTCATTGAGAAATCTTGTGGCAATGGAGTAGAGTAAAGTTGACTCCTTCTTCTTCTCAAGAAGTGATGATGCCTTTGAGGCATCCCTTGAGTCATTGTTCAAGCTTCCTGTTCTTTGCCAGGGATAGACCATGAAGTTGACAGGAAGATTACTTGTAGTAACATTGTTCTTATCCCACTTTATAAGTACATCATTCCATAATGCACTTGCCACAAGCCTCTCCCCAGCCTTAAGGCTGATGGATGGGTAGGCTATCTTCTTGCCGCTGTCCCCTATACCATAGGTAGCATTCTCTGCGTCTGGCACATTGTCACCATCCAGCTTTGCTGGAAGCAGGCTTGATGAGGCTGTAATAGTCTCCGATGATACACATGATGTTATGGGAATGGCTCCCACTATCCTTAGTGCAAGCCCCTCAAGAGAACTTGTCTGTACTTCCTTGTCAAAATCAATGTCTGGAGAGTTAAGAGTCACTATGCTTTGGTCAACTGCAAACTGGGTGTTGGAACTACTCTTCTCCAAGGTTTTTCCTCCTTGGAACATGGATTTATAGGTATTTACAGAGCCTTGCACTTCTATAGTCTTGGCCATCCTGTTGTACTCCTCTCCATTGCTTACCAAGTCCTCAAGGTCACTGGTACTGTGTAGTGACTTGTAGTGTCTAAACTCCAGTGGGCTTCCGCCATAGTCAACACTATTTATGACTATGTTACCGTTGCTCCCCACTGGATTGAGTGTTATGATATACCTCCTGTTTCCTATTGGTATGTTTATCACATAGGGTTTGATGGTATCTGTGTAGTAGAGAAGAATCCTGTTGTTGAATGAACCCTTCTGTGAGTTTGGCTTGAATATATTCAAATCCAAATTGACGTATGCATTATCACTTGTCTCTATATCCTTTAGGTTTCCCCAGAACGCCTTGTTGTCAAGGCTTATGTTCCAAGGATTCTCATAGCCAATACTATGGATTTCCTCCTTGAAGAATATCATTCTGCTATAGCCATTCCTTTGCCATAGGTACACAACGGCATAGAAGCTGTTGTTTTGTCCTCCATAGTTGCCTATTATATGCCCACTGTTAAGCATACTTGGAATCTCATCATTGGGAACAGTGGCCACCATAAGATAGAATTTCTTCACATAAATGCTTTTGGTGTCAGTCAGTTGACTGCTTGGGGTGTTGTTCCCTAAAGAAGTCTCCATTGCAGAGGAATACTTCACTAGGTTATTGTCTTGGTTGTCAATGACAACATTATTATCATGGCCATTCTCCCATACGTATGGTCTAAAGAACCATGATGCTTGTGCGTATGGGGAATTGTCCTTCCTGTCCTCTATATTGAATACCGTTGGATTGAGTACACCTTGACATACCACAGCCCTGTTGAGTATGGTCGGGAATACAATCACTGGCCTTATTCTTGTGAATACCTCAAAGAAATCATTCCCTGGGTTGTCATTGTTGAAGTTTTTGGCTATTTCCTCGAGATTCAAGGTTGATGTGGCATAAACTAAATCCACAGTATCATTTATGTTTCCAATGCTGGTGGATGGGTACAGTGGGTTTCTTGCATCCTTTATGAATACAGGCTCAAGCCATTCTCCTGTGTTCTTCTGGAGCTGAAAGCCAAACCTATAGAACTCTCCTCCCTTGAAGGTAGTGATGTCATGTTGATTGTTGTCCCTTAAGGAATTGGTATTGGCATACACTCCGTATGGATGGTCAAGTGACAGTCTCTTCTTCTTTCCATCATTGTGAAACTCGATAATGGCATTGTTCTCTTTGTAGTATTCCTTCAAGGAGTTGAGAAGCACGTTCTTCTGTGATATGTTGCCAAGAAAAAGGGTATTGTCTTTGTCTGCCATTGTATAGGCTGTAATATCCTTTCCACCAATATAGATAAGTTCCCTTGCATCAATTACAGAGCCTGATGCTCCTGTGTCCACATAAGATACTGCTGTATCATCCTCTGATATGCTGATGTCCGCCACCTGTCTTGCATAGGGTGTTCCATTTATTGCACTTCTCTGGATGGAGTATAACCTGATGCTGTCATAGCTTGGGTCAATGTTGTCTATGTGTATAGTGAAACTGCAACTCACAGTGTCATCGGGCTTTGCCCCCCTGTCATCATGAGTAAGGTAATATAGTGATGATGTGTCTATAATGTTGGTCTGCTGTCCATGCTTGTTGAAGTAGGTATAGCAGTATTGGATAACACCAGGAGTGAAACTACCACCAATGCTGTTCTTTACAACCTTGAAGCTGCTATCCTGCATGTCAACAGCAGGAACAAAGTCAAACTGTGTGTCAATGGGATAGTCCTCATGAAGCTTCATTCTCCTCTTGATTCCATCAACGTCCATGATGTTGATGAGCCTTGGCTGGTTATAGCCATCTGTCCAATATACCTTCACTATCTCCGAGGACTCATAATAGGTAAGGGTCTCAATGGGATATTGGACATTGAAGTTGAGTCTTCCATTGAAAAGCTCAGTGCCAATAAGTAGTTTCTGCTCTTCATCCTTATACCATAATTTATATATGTGGTCTGGTCTATCCTCACCAGTTTCTGTTGTAAACAGTATGATGCAGTGGTTGATGACAGCGTTGCCTATTGCCGTCCCCCGTAGGGAAAACACTGACTGTTGCTCGTCCATCAATAAGACAGCCAATGGTAGTGTTCCCTTTTCATTCACCCAACTTAATGTTGTGTTACCATCATTGGTTGACAGCCTTAGGTTCATGTTCTCAAAGCTGTATTGTGGGTTGAAGGCAGAGACTGACAAATCTCTATTCATACCCTTAGTCTTAAACTGTATTTGCTTTTTCTCCATGGTCAATGCCTCCTAAGATATTCCCTGTTTCCATAATCCCTAAAACCATTGTCAAAGTGCTTTTGGCTGAGTATAAGGGTATTGTACACTCTTGAGAGTGTTTCCATCTCTGATAAGCTTGGTGTCTTGAGTCTACATTCCAATTCGCCTGCTCTAAAGGCATACTCCTGTTGTGCGTTCTGCAACACAGAGCCACTTATCTTTCCTGTGTCAAACTTGATAGTAAAGACTTCTACTTTGATAAATGCCTCAAGAGCTGCGAGATAAGTCTCATCATCCATCAGCATTGGATAGTTGTTCTCATCCACAGGAATGGCCTTATATGCCACCTCCACGCTGCCCTTTGGAAATGAAGTATAGATGATTCTTCCTTGTGTCTTGAATGAGAGTTCTTTATAGGGCTTCTTTTGTTTGGGAATATAAATCTCTCTTATACCTTCATATTCTCCATTTGGTCTTCCATCTGGCTTCTCACATATTCCACCATATAGTCTTTGTATGTTTCCATTGTCACTTTCTTTATGGTGGTGATGCTCCTCAAGGCCTTCGCTAAAATTGTCAGTCATGGCTCTAAGACACATACAGCTGTCAAGGTCTTTAACCTGTGTTATCCTTACCAGATCACAGGGTAGCATACCCCTGAAGTCATTTATGTCCACAACAGCCGTTTTATCCATATACAACATGGGATAACCATGCAGACCTATGAATCGTAAGGTATACCTTATCACTTGGTCAAGTGTGAGGTTTCTCAGAAGAGGATGATCCATAAGGTTGTCCATCACTCTCCTTATGCTTGTGTATTGTTGTTCGTTTACCATATATTGTTCTTTTAAAACTCATCATACAAGGCATCAATGAATCCTTTATCAACATTCTCCTTCAGCCTTTTCCTTATAAAGCTGTTAAGTGAGAACTCATAGAAACTTTTGTTGTTGTAGATTGCCTTTGCCTTACAATATCTGACATGGAAAACCTCTGTCACCTCTCTTCTAACAAGAGTTTTGGCCTTTTCTGCTTCCTTGTCCATATACCACAATCTCAATGTTTTGTCCCAGTCAATGGGATAGGTGATATGCAGTTTTCCATCTACAAAATAGGCTCCCCTCCTACTTTTCCTAAGCTCAAGGCATCCCATCCTACATGGGAAGCTGATGCTCTTTCCTAGTGACACATCCTCTGCAAGCAGTCTGTTCACTTTCCTTATTATGCTATAGAAGTTATGTTCTGAAACTGGCTTTCCTATGTCCTTCCAACCCTCTTTTCTAAGCATCTTGTAGATGTCATAGACTCCTATACTTCTATTGACCCTACCCTTCTTGTGAGAATTGGTTTTGAGTATTTTCTTCCTAAATGCACTAAAGCTTTCAGTATGCTTGTCCTCTTCCATTACCATGTCTTCTTTATGAGTGTCATCCCTCAATCTATTGCTGAGGGTTGCTATTTGTGTTCCTTCTTATGAAGGAAGCAATATCAGCAAGGTCATCATGTGCGTTGTTATGATTGTCAGATGGCTTGTATGCTGCCCCTGTTATATCCTTTACACATAATTCAATGAGAGTGGGAATAAGGTATTCCCTAATTGGAAATCTCATCTCAAGCACATCACATGAGGCATCCTCACCATCACTATCACAGAGCAGGTTTGAGGCCTCGTCAAAGTCCTCAAAGCCCCCAAGCATCCTAAGCTTCTTGAGATACATGAACTGTGGATTACTACTATTAAGATATAAGTGCTGGTCTGGGCCAAGTGATACATAAATGATGTTCTGTAAGAACCTGTTTGTTCCTATATACCTCATTCTGTCCCTTGGCACATATACTACGTTGATTCCCTGATAAAAGTCCATTGGATATACCCTTGGCAGGTTTCCGTCAAGGAGCTTGGGAATCCTTTCCTTTGTTCTCAGATAATATCCTCCTGTACAGGGCTCCCCATCAATTGCAGGCACTTTCTCAAGACTAAGGCATATCTGCTGATACTCAAACTCCGAAGCCTCACCAGTAGTGCTTCTCTCCCTTTCCTGCTCCTTCCTTATGAGTAGGCTTCTGTATTTCTTGGCAAGGAAGAGGATGTGATCCTCTGTGATGATGCTGTCATCGCTTATGAGCTTCACACTGTCAAGAATGAAGTAAACCAATTCCTTCACTAACATATTCTCTTATCATTGATTATGGCTCAAAGATACATTTTTTCACTGTATCAATGAGCCATATTAGTCATTCCATTTGCTTATTTAAGCAAATCACTTATCAAACGTCACTTGTGGTGATTTCCACATCTGAGCCTTGGTTGTTTCCCATGGCAAGCTTGAGTACATCAGCTTCCTCAAGCTCCCTAAGTCTGTAGGCAAGCTCAGAAACTTCGCCTAAATGTAGTTTTCCCATTTTCAAATAGTCTGGATAAGGTATTAAACATGTTGTTCCATATAAGCAGTCAAGGGCTCTTTCCATAAGGTGATAGTCCTCCTCAGTGATGATTCCCCTATAGTCATTGCGAACAAAATCCATCAGAAACGCAAGCACAAGGAGTTTGTAGGAATCTCTTGAAGGCATATAGCCCTTAAGTTCAAGAGAATGGTAGTACCTGCACAAGGTATCGTAAAGCATCTCATCCATGGCATCCACATCCTTTAGAAGTGTTTCCTTTATTCCAATCCCCAAACAGCATGTTCCAGAATCTGATTGCTGGAATGAAATGGTCTGTCTCTATAGAGGCCTTAAAGGCATTCCATAGAAGTATGAAGTCTATGAATCCTATAGGAACATTGCAATCGTCTGAGAGTCTCTTGACATAGTCCATTGTCCTTTGATAGAGGAGCTTCTCATCAAAGGTCACTCCAACGGTCAGCATTTCATCAAGTCTGCATGGAGTGTCAATACTTGGAGTTCCAGCACATTCAATATATACAAAGAATAGAGTGCCAGACATGTCTGTCTCCTTGAAAACCATCTTGCTAATCTCCTTTTCCCAATTTCTCATGAGGTCATTGGCTGTAAGCACAAGGTCAATGCTCTTTGTGCCACTTTCAAAATCCCTTCTATACAAATAATTCTTCGTGGGTACATGGGGATTTGTCTCAGATACCCTGTCAGCAGATGTAATTGTGATGTTCTTGATGTATATTCCATCAAAGTATCGGGCTTTGTTCACATGGGCATTGATAAGAATCCTCTTACCATCATCCGAAAGCCTCAGTTGGTCAAATATTACACTCATAGTCCTTGTCTGTTAAAATAAAGAAGGGGAAGGGAGAATACTCCCCTCCCCGAATATACTCATCACCTGATGAATCAGGCTGTAGGAAGTGCCTCTACAGTAAGGCCTGTAGCAGCATTAATAGCTGTAATAAGGCTATTGATGGTCTCTACAGCATCAGAGACAATCGTAATGTCCTTCTCACTGCTGTAGCTTGTGGTACCAGTGTCCTTAAAGTGATAGTGGATCTCAAGCACATTGTACTCCTTTGAGGGATCCACCATGTACTTGGTAGGAATGTAGTTGGGATAACCCATCATCCTGTACTGGTCTCCTCTCTCACCCATGCAGAACCATTCAAGATCAGCCATTTGATGACCATTGCCAAAACCATTCTTTCCAGTACCAGAGACTGTGATGTCTGCAATCTTTACAGGTTCCACTTTTCCCCAAATAAGGTCATCACCTCCATAAATAGTATCTGAAGGTACATATACAGTAGTGGGAACCACATCAAAGAGAACTCTCTCCTGTGCCTCAATACCACGCTCCCAAGGCTGTTCCTTCTCTGTGATGGTGATATTGTCACTATTTGCTTTGAAGTCAAGATAGGGATTGCTTTGCCTTGTGGCACCAATCTCCCTTGAGAAGCTGAGGTCTAAGGCACTCTTCATGGCCTCGAAGAACTTTTCTGGAGCTTCAACCATGTCTGCACTCACATGAACGGCGGCATCCTTAAAGTATTGGTCATACTCACTCATGCCAATCCACTGCTTGAGATTGATCCTAAGCACATAGTCTTGGTTGGCCACAAGTTTGCTTCCATTGACATTGGGATCAAGAGTGACTTTGAGGGACTTGAATGGAGTCCTCAACTTATCAGCCTTGATGGCCTTGATGTAGTCAATGTCAGCCACATTGATCCTGTCACTCTTGAGAGTGGTCTCAATTCCCTTATAGAGGAAGTAGAGTTCCTTGCCTATGCCATTGCTGATGGCCTTGACTGCCATTGCCCCAGTCTCCTTGCCATCAACAGCTGCGGCTGTATTCTTGTCCTTGGGCTTGAAATCAGCAGCTGTTGCAACATTGGTAACCACATAGAACTGCCTGTTCTGATTTGTTGAAAATGTCATAATAATAAAGTATTAAGTTAAACATAACCTGCTTGCTATGACAGGCAACGCAGATATAATTCATTTATTTGATTTTACCAAGCTTACTTTGGAGAGCATCAGCTACAGCCCTCTCAAGTATCTTTTGGTGTAGTGCCTCATGAAGCTCACAAGCACTGTGTCTCTCATTATAGTCTGATGGATTGTTACTTCCTCTTATCTCCAAGTTTTCTGGAAGCTCTGTGAGGATAATTGGCCTCGGCCTTCTTATGTACCTGATGTAGTAGCTGGAAATATTGTACACGCATACTATCTCCACAACACCATCAGACAGATCCAGCCTCAATGCCCTTCTTTCAGTTGGCCCTCTGAATGGGTTCCTCTTGATTCTATCATACTCATCTTGAGCAACTGGCACAACATTAATTGTACTATTGGAAGGACATTTAGCATCTGACACACTGGCTGACTCATAGGTGATGAACCACAGGTTCTCTGGAAGTGTGAAGAACTTTGACCTACTGCCAATACCAAGAATAGTCTTAGAGGTATTGGTTATTGGCTTAAGCCTCGCCTCCTCAATGATGTTGGAAAGGTATCTTCTTGCCTCTTCTGTACTCTCAAATGATTCCCCTGTCAAGCTCATACCATTGTACAGTGAGGTCACTATCTCATCCTGTGCTTTGGTAAGAAAAAGTGATTTCTCATATTCATCAAATACAGTCTCCCTGCCTGTTCCTTCACCAAATCCCGCCTGTTTTCCATAGCTGTCCAACAGTAGGTCAAATTGATTGCTGAACTCCTCATGTGTCATAATCTTGTCTTTCTTTATTCACTCCTCTGTCCAGATATAACCTCAAGTTGGGTTTGGTTGATGTCTCCACCCCATGCTATCTTGGCAAGCTCCACAGCCCTTTGAAGAATCCTCTCATGTGAGGATTCTGGAAGCTCACAGCATCTTTCTTTATATATATCCTCCCCTCCTGTATAGCCATCAATACTAAGGTCTGCTCCCAAAGCTCCTGTAAGGTCTGTAAGGATGATGGGAATGGGTTTCTTAACATATCTGACCTTATACATAAAGAAATTGTCCTTATACTTTTTTCTGTCTGCTGTAGTCAGAACTATGTCTGCCCTAAATGCTCCATCATCATTATTGGTCAGCAATCTCCACGCTTGGTTCTTCAATGGCTCCTTGAAAGGCTTTGACATTAATCTCATGTATTCCTTATAGGTGATAGGAATGACTTGCCTTATGCCCTTCACCTCCCCAATGCTGTCCTTGACTTCTACAAGGGCTGTGTCACCATTCTTAACATCATGCTGCTCAGTAAGCCTATAAAGTGCCTCCTTTGAGCTGACAGTATACTTGGGGGATGGAAGAACTATCCTTTTATCCAATACCCACTCACCATTGTTGATACTATTAAAAATGTATGTCTCTTTATAACCCGGAATCAATGCTCCGCCAATGACAATCTGCTCATTGACAATAATGAATATCTTATTGTTGCCTTCCTTTGTGATTGGACTCAAGTATACCAATGCCCTTGGATCTGTGAGTGACATCAAATCAATGTTCTCCATTGTAGGGCTCATTGTCTCAGTCCTCAGCAGAGTAGAGAAATCCATTTGCCGTATTGCAGTATCATCAAATCCCTCTTGTACGCTGTTGCCCTTTGATTTGGCATTAAAATAGTTGAGTACAGTCTCATTCTGAGCCTTTGTAAGAAATACCGACTTCTCATATTCATTAAGACCTGGGGCCTGATTGCTGGTGATGTTGTTGTACAGTACATCAAACTGGTTACTCATTTCCTCTGCTTGCATATCATTTCTTCTATTGTTGTTTCAGTTTAGCCTCAAGGGAAAGCTTCAACTCCTGTCTCTTGATACTGCTAAGGTATCTTGCAGCATTACTAAGAGTGCTGTCCTCATTGATCTCACACAAGGGTTGATTATCCTCCCTTAAGAAATAGGAGTCATTCTTCTTTCCAATAAGACCTGCATCTACACATTTTCTTATAAGCACCTTTGTGGAAAGCAGCTCATCTGTAATTGTGGAGAGGAACCTCCTTGGATTCTTCTGAATATACTCATTCACCTTTCCTTGTAGGTAGTCAAGCTTTACCTTTGAGGATATTGGCCTTCCTTCAAGAAGTTCTATCACCATTCTAAGAGTATCAATATCATTCTCTACCTTACCATACTCCATGTAGCACTTCATGGTGACATTCATTCTGCCTGTATTCATCTTGGCCTCTGCCTCCTCATTGACAATCACAAACTGGTAGGTGGCCTTAGGCCTGTCCTCAAGCTCTTGAAGTGAGCTTGCTATGGTGTCCTTGTTTGCAAGAAGAATCTTATACTGTATGTACTGCTCTGGAATACTGAGGTCAAAATAGTTGTCCTGCTTATGAAGTGTTACCCTGCCTATGCCATTTGGATTGCTGTCATCCCAAAAGTTGTCCTTGCGCTTATATATACTCAAGGCATTGTACTCAAGACCCATCACTTTCTCAAGATAGTCCTTCTCATTCTTAGTGAGTACATTCACAAACATACCAGTAGAGTTCAACCTTGGCACCACAAAACTCCTCTTTGCAGTTTCTGCCATTCCTCCATAGAGGACATGCTTTGGATTTTGAACCATGGATGACGGCCTTGGTACAAACCTCACTATCACTCTCTCATTCCTAAGGCAACACACTGGTTCATTTCCTGTATGAACAGCCTCATGTACAGTAGCACTGGCCACTTCCCGGCTGTTGTTGTTAGTCTCTTTGCTGACAACAGTCCTCTGCTCTACAACAGGGGTGTCATCAATCATCATGCCATTCAAAGGCTTTTCTTCCACTCTCTTTGCCATTTGTCTTCTCCTATTGTTTTTAAAGTAAAAATAGGGGAATGGGAAGAATCTCCTCCCATTCCCTTATAAGATTTATCCTACAAGGATGGAAGGTATCAAGCTCATTGTTCTTGTTGGGTCAAGCACACAAACACCAGTTGTGGTCATCTTGTGGATTTCTGCGCTATCCTCATCAAAGCTCATATTGGGATTGCCCATCCTTCCTGTGAAGGGATCCCTAAGACCCCACGCATAGGACGTATAGTCACCATTCTGCCCTCTTACAGCCACTTTGAAGATATTGGGCTGATCCATAGTTCCAATATCAAAGATGTCATACCTGTAGGAATAGGCAGGCCCACTAAGGGGATGCATGATCTTATTCCTTACGGGATTATCATACATCGGGTCTACATCCACCTTAACCTTTACACCATTTGGAGCCATGAACTCTACAAACTGGAATCCTGCGCTCAACGCATTCTCATGCAAGGGGGAATTGGTCTTCTTTACTATACCAATTTGGTCTCCATTTATCTGGAAAGCTGTCCAGCCACTTACAGTGTCAAGCACAGCCTTGTGGAATGCAAGGGCTCCCCTCTCACCAGTCTTGATGATGAATGTCCTCTCACTGAAGTAAAGCTTGGAGGCTGAAAGCTCATACAATGCATCCTCAATGAGCTTCAAGGAGAAGGTGTTATAGGGCATTGTGTTGCTTACCTCCATCTGCTCAAAGAGTCCAGCTCCCATCCTTATCACTTCACCACTCTTTCCTATATTCAAATACTCGCCATTCAAATTGCGGTTGCTCCTACCATAGGCAAGCACATTGTTCTTATAGTCACTCCACTGTTGCTCAAGTTGCCACTGCACCTCATGCATCCAGAGGTTGGTGGTTTCATGCACAAGCTTGCCATTGACCTCCTTTACAATGGGAATGCCAAAAGCAACCTTCCTGTTGAGCATGGAGCCTGGAACCTTGTGGTGGATCCTAAGAGTAGTGAACTCATTCCTCATGCTCACAGGTGACGCAAACCTTATATCACCCACCTTACGTGAAAGTTCCCTCTCTACTGGAGCATACTCTACAGAAAATCTCTTTCCAGACTGGAGCTGGTCTACAGGAATACCTGTGGTAATGCCTCCCATAAGCTCTGCCTTGTAGACAGTGTTGGTTCCCTCATTCCTGCCATCTCCCAATATTCTGATGGGGTATACCTCATTAAGCTCTCCAACGATAACCTCACCATCTGCAAACCAGTCCTCTGCGAATACAAGGAAGAAGAAGTCTCCATTGACACCAACATTGGCTGCATTGATGTCAGTGCCATCAATTGGATTGCCATCAGAGTCACGTGCTTCAACAAGGGGAATATTTCTCATTGGACTTCCAATGACATCCCACGTGTATTCATCATCACTATCAAATTCCTTAACGGGGAATTTTGACAGAAAGGTGTCAAGGGTCTTACCCTTGTACCAAGCGAGAAGCTGAACCATCATGTTAGTAGCCTTCTGAGGCTGCATTTGGAAGATACTGCCAAGATGATTCAACTTGGTTGTTCCCTTCCAATGATCGAAAGTCTGCTTCTGAAATTTACCTAACTTTCCTGCCATAATCAATTAAACATTAGAATCTTTTCATACATTATTGTGTACTCAGAGATCAAGTTGCACTCCCTTGCCCAGATAGGCATAAGGATCATCCTTAACGCTTGTCACCATCCTAAGCTCACCATTAGGTGTCCTACTGGTATTGTTGAGTGTATGCTCAAGCTCCCTAAGTCCTTTTTTCACTTCCTTCTTGACCTTGCCCTTTACAAAACCACTGAAGTCCTTGAATCCATTTGTCAAAGTATATATGAGACCAGCATATTTCAGAAAATCAGACCTGTGCTCCATCTCATACTTCTGTATTGCTGTGAAGTATTCTCCAGAATCTGGATCCCTATAGATGGGCTTGGCAATATTGTCAAAAGCCTTCTTCCTCAAGTCATTGCTTATCTCCATATCACCCATGAGCTGTTTGTCATTGAGCAATGAGGTTCTCAGCTTCTCTGCCTGCTTCCGTCTTTCCTCCCTTTCCTTATTTGCACTGTCCTCAGCATCCTTGAGCAGCTTGTTGTAGGCATTTGAGAAGTATTCCCTATTGCTCTGCAAGGCATCCTTGGCATCTTCTATGTCAGTGCCTGCATCTATTGTCCTCTCAGTATACTTCTGTGCCTTATCTGGAGTGTAGCCCTTATTGAGGAAATCTTGATAGATGAGGCTCCTCCTAAGCTGCTCTCCCTTTTCTCCTTCTTCTGACAACTGTGCATCAGTAATGGAATTGACATACCCAAGAGTGTTCTCATATCTTTTTATATCAGTAGGACCCACTCCACTCTCAAGTGCCTTGGAGATCCTGCGCTGCTTGTCATCAAGCCTTGCATTTACCTCAGCCTCTATAAGATTGCTAAGGCCTTCTGCATCAGTTGCACCCTTAATCACATCTTCAGTAAGGTTTGGAAAGATACCATCCACTGCCATGGCATTGGCAATGGAAGAGTAGAAGTTGTTTGGAGAAGCACCACTACCATCGCCAGTGGAGGTATCTTCCTTTTCCTGTTCTTCGTCCTTTCCACCACCTACGCTCTCTGGATTTTCCTCCCGTTTGGCTTCAAACAGCTCATCGGGATTGACATCCTCAGCAGTGTCATTCTTCTTGTTCTCATTTTCCTCTTTAGAAGGCTCTCCTTTATCATCCCCATTGTCTTCATTTTTATCCTGTGGGGTATCTGGCTCCTCAAACAGGGTCTCTATCTCACCCTCTCCAAGAATACTGTCAAAGCCTAAAAAGCAATAGTCAAATTTCTCTTCCATATCATTCTCCACTTTTTATATTGCAAAAATATAATTATCCCATACAATCAATCTATATCTAAAACCACCACTTAACTCTTCTAAAAGACTTGCTTAAAAGACATTGCCTCTATGGGCATTTTCACCCTGTCAGATGGCTTTCCTGGATAGTTCCTTTCCCAATAGGAGTCCTGCTCAAGACTACTTGGCTGATTGCTGCTTTCTACATTCTGTCCAAGTATCATCTTTTCCTCTCTATAAAGCATCAGTTGCACAAGACTCATTACCCTATCTGCATTGATGTCTGGATTCCAAAGAATCAATTCCTTGAGCAAAGCCCTACTCCTTATGTTGTACAGGTTGGGAATAGTCACCTCAACATCATTCCCATTCTGGTCTTTCTCTATTGACACTGTAGGCTTCAACAGCCAGTCTCTTATAAGTCTAAATCCATACTTGATGATTGGTACTGTTGCATGGATGCCCACAGCCTTATTGCCATATCCTATATCTCTTATGAGCTGTCTGTCCTTTAGATACTCTGGAGTCTCTGCAAGAAGATAGGTACAGCTCTTCTTACTGAAGTAGGAGAACACTCCCTTAAGATTGTTCTCATACATGCATTTGGCATTATAGAACAGGCAAGTCCTCCTCACAAGCTCAAACAGGTCATCAGAGAATTTTGGCCTTCCTGTATATTCAGCAACTATCCTGTCTTCCCAAACGTCCATTACAAACATGGAACCCAATGACATAGTATCAGCGCCATCAGTATCAAATGGGTCAAGAGAGACAATGTACCTGTCACTGGCTACCTTCCCATCAGAGTTCTTCTTGGGCATCTCATATATCTCCAAGGCTCCAAGCACTTTGTTGTCCTTTGTAGGAAACTCCCTAATGGGCATGTCATTGGTAGGCTTGAAGGAGACTTCTCCTTTATTGTCCAACACAAATTCCCCAACATACACATCATCATACTCACTTGGATTGTTGTCAATCTGGTTGAGCCTCTCATTGAGTTCCGTCACAGGGAAAGAGTTCCTGCTTCCCCTAACAATGGCCTCCTGTGGAGTAATTGGATATTGGGAGACTCTCTTGGTAATGGTGTTGACATCCGTGCTTCCATACTTCACCTTATATCTGTCAGCATATAAGGCAAGCAGAGCCTTGGTAACATCACTGTTGCCGTCTTTATCCATACAGTTGTCATCATAGTTCAGGTACGCTCCATAGAACATGGTCATCTGCTTCCTGCCCTGTCCCTCTTTGTCAAACACATTATCAAGAGGCTGAAGATTATATCCCTTTGGAGAGTAGATCATTTCTGCAAATGATGTGAAATCAGACATATCATCACCAGCTGTTCCATAAAGCAGTATCTGAGCATAGACATCGGAGCCTTGCTCTGTAGAGGGTCTTATGAGGTTGTACATGTTAAGCAGATCCTTGAAGATACCAGCTTCCTCTACAATATACAGTACACCTCTTGAACCATTAAGCTTATCTTGATTTACACCTGACAGTACACCTGTTACTTCATTCTTACTACCATATTCTACATCACTTCCTGTGAGTTTATAACCCATTTTCCATGCAAGTTCCTGTTTACTGCTCTTTAATCTATGTGCTGGAAACTGAGTATTCTTTGCACAGAAATCAATATCATCAACAAAGACTGATAATATCTGATTAGTACCTGCAAGCTTTGTCCTGTCAGCTGCTGTAACAAGACACTGGATTCCTTCCCTATTGTTCTCAAACTCCCCAAGGATAAACCTCTTTGCAAGCATGGCAGCACCCAGTGAGGTTTTTCCACGGCCTCTCGAAGACAGCTCTGCTACATGGTGTCCATTCCTCCTGCCCATATAGAAGTAGTGTGATGCTAGGAACTGCCCATCCCAGAACTTTGGAAACCTAACCACACGCATGGACAGGCCATCATCCCTCTTCTCAACAAGGTGCATGGGGCAGTAGTTGAGCATAAAATAGTAGTCACCAGTTATCCACATGCCTGTGGAAGGGTCAGTATAGCCCTCCCAGCACCTCCTTCTCTCCTCCCTAAGCCATCTTCCAAAATCGCTGTTGGGATTCCTGTTTGGCCTAAGAACAGTGTATTTTCCTGTGCTCTCCCATACCCTCGCAGTGCTCTTGAAGAAGCTAGTGTTCTCAAGTATGGGAGGCCTTGTGACATCAATGATGGCCTTGCCATCACTGTCCCTCAGAAGCTCAGACACCAGTGGCCTGTCTGGTGACACCATCCATTTGATGAAAGGCACATTGTTAAGTGCATCAAAGAAGTTGTCCTGCACCTCTTGAGGATAATCACCCAAATGAAGCTCCTCAAGAGGTGTCTGACATCTGTTGAACCTCAAATCTTCCATTCTCTTCTCCTTGTAATAATTTGTCCGTGCTGTATGCTGTATTACAGCAACCAAAAAGCTTAGCTGTATGACTTTATGTCTGTACAGTACAAATAGCCACTATTGAACCTGAATGTGACCATGTAAGTCTTTCCTACCTCTAAAGTGGGAGCAACCATTCCATCTGGCCATTTTATGAAGTCAGGCCAATTGGATTTGGCACTGGTAGTATTGGTCAGAAACAGGACAATGCTTCCGTAGTTCTCACTTCCTCTGTAGTAATAGATATTTTGGTTTGATATTTGCCCCCAAAGTAACTTATTGTAGAACACATTGGGTAAATCCTCATCCTTGTCCAACAAGGAGGATATAGTAACGTCAAACCTGCCATTGATGATTTCTGCTGAGTCATCTGGCTTGACTATAAATACCATAGCCCCCAAAAATGCCTTATTTGGCACATCTCCAACAATGGAGAAGATGATGTTGTCATTGTTGAAATGCTGAAGGGGAATCATGTAGGACATGTTGGAGTCTGGTGCATTCATGTCTATATTCCCTATGTTCAAGAACACCCTCTTGCCACTGTTGTATGCCTGGACTATATCACTGTATGAGCTTGCCACCCTTATCTCTCTCTCATCCCACAATAAGTCAACCACAAACTGCTCCTCCTTGTCCTGCTTTCCATCCAATATATCCTGCATGGCTTTGCTCACAGGCTTGTTCTCGTCAGATGTGTTGTCCACATTGCCCAGCCCCAAGTCTGCCTTTGTCAAGGTCACATTGGAGCCAAGGACATGGCCATTGATTGTGGTGGTCTTGTTTACCTTACCATTGATGGTTGCCTGAAGCTCTTCCATCACCTTGGCAGTCTTGCTGCTGTCAGACAGCTTGCTCTCTATTCTGTTTATCCTACTGCCAAACAGCCTCACTATCCTGTTAAAAAAATCCCTATTGATAAATTGTGCCATATCTGTCTATTTCTTTCATTATAAACTGTTCTATTAATGTCGTATGAGACAAAGCTAAATGATGAAAAGGACAGGCACAGTAATTCCATGCCCGTCCTATCTACAAAAAACTACTTCAATTTGCCTCCACATGCATATTTCCTGCCAGAGGACTTCTTTGTGGTGGTCTTCTTGGAGCCACCCTTCTTTCCACATTTATATGCCATAATAATATATATTTAAAGTTAGTTGTTGGATCTTTCTTGTCTATATTCCTCAAAGGCGTTATTCCTCTGCTCATCGGTAAGGAAGAAACCGCCATTAAGGATATAGTAATCATAAATCATTCTCTCATACTTGTGCCTTGCGTCAAGCTGCTCAAACTGATTGTGGAGAGCCTTCAGATCATCAATGGTGAGGCCTATGTGCCTTGCAACATCTGGAACCAGAACCTTGCCAACTTCCATGGGAAGGCTTGTCTCCATAAGTGCTGACAGCCATTTCTTCCTGCTCCTGTCCACCCACTCAAACAGGCATCTACCATTGCCATGCCTCTCTCTTGAGTTCTTGAAAAAGTCACTTCTCTTAACAAGCACCAGAATGTCCACGTCCTTTGGCTTGAAGCCTGGCATTCCTTCAAAAAATGCCCTGCTGCCAACAATGTATCTTCTCTCCATCATCAGTGGGAATCCGCCTCACAATACTGTATGACAGCACCACTACTCTTTCTGGCCACAATAGTCTCGAAAGGCTTTCCTGGAATAAGGTTAAGGGTGTACATGTTACTAGTAGTGAATATCATACCCCTGCGTATATGATAGTTCTGCACATAGTTGTTTTTTGTGCCATTGGCAGCAAGCTTGATTCCACTCACACCTTCGTCAAAGTGGTTATATCTGTAGAAACTACCCATAGTTATGTATGAGACATCTGAGCCAAAGACATTGTGAGAACAATGCTCTTTTAGAATATTTCCTTCACATCTATGCAAATAGTTGTATTCACATCCTGTAAGAAAGACGTTGTTTCTGCTTGTATTCTCTAAAGTATTGTGGTAGCATCTATTGTCCAAGATATTACCAATTCCACTATCAATCTTGTTGTAAAGACAGGATGTCCCTAAAATGTTTCTAGAGCAGTCATCGTGAAATGAATTGAAAGAGCATTGATCCCACAGCATGTTGCTGTAGCAATTCCTGCCAAAGGTGTTGCAGGAGGAATAGTTCAAAATGGTGATGTCGTAGCACTGGCTGTCAAACTTGTTATAGCAGAACTCCGCATCTGCGTCAACAGCAAGGAACACTATGTTGTTAAGCTCCCAGATTATGTATTCCTTGGTGGAGTCAACAACAACTGAGTTTGTCTTTGGCTTGATGACATTGCCCTGTACTCCATGGTATTTGTCACTTTTTCCAATGTCTTCATAGCCTGGAAATGGAGATCTTTCTGTTATAGTAGCATCAGATGATGTCGAGGAACTGTACTTATTGAATGTATAGCACCAAATGCCCATCCCATTGTTCACAGTCATACTATTCACTATCTCCAGTCCGTATGCTTTATCCAGAGCAATTTCAGTAGCATATTTCACACTTGTTACAAGATACCTTCTGAATTGTATATTCTTGAAGTCATAGGGACAGTCATTGCCAAACTCGTCAATCATTCTATAGATTACCCCTTTGCCATTGGCACTGTCTGCCCAGCCAAACCTATTGGTGTCATTATCAAGGCAATACCACAACCTCCAGGCTGACAGCTTGCTGTTAGCAAAATAACTATTCCCAGAATGGGGAACTGCCCTTGCCTCCTCATTGAGGGTATCTATACTGTCAGCAGTCACTATGATGTCAAACTGATGTCCTGCGCTCCTTGTATCATCCTGTGTGGTGGTACAGTTATAGTCGGTTATCCTGTACTGCATACCAGGAATAAGCTGCCTTCCAGCCTTAAGTGCTTTCAGTGCCAGCCATGTGGTGCTTGTCATCTTGTCCACAGACACTGTTTTGGCAAGCTTCTCCTTGGTGACACTGCCATTGGCCAGCTTGGAGCTGGTGACACTGGAGTTCGCTATTTGTGGGTACAGGATGTTGTTCTTGCTGTCCTTCAGTATAATGTTCTGTTCTGCCATATTCCATTATTCATTGGTTATTTGCCGTTGTCCAAGCCATTGTCATGCAATCCACTATTGCATGGATGCTAACGCACCCCACCTTGATGATGGGATGCGCAGGCTCATGCCCTCTACTCAATTACTTCCTCGTATGTCAACATGGGTAGCAACAGCTTAGCGTTGATTGCTGCAATGGAGTCACTGTTGGCCTTCTCAGCTGCCTTTGCACGAGTAATCTCAGCAGTAAGGTCTGCGCTATTGGCCTTTGAGGCCACTTGGTCAAGCACAGTTGCAGCAGTGTTTTTGCTGGGGTCTGTAAGCTCCTGGGCTATCTTCTGAAGAGTATTCAGAGTGTCAGGGGCTGTACCCACCAGATTGTCAATTGCAGCCTTTACTTTCTGGTCTACTGAGCCAGTGACAGTGTTGCCACCCTTGAGGATGTCAACATCATTTTTCAGTGACTGCAAGTTGGCATCTGTGGCCACAGAATTAAGGATGTCTGTCACTTCCTTGGCCAGCTTGGCCTTAGTCACAGCCTCCGCCGGAATGGAGTTCTGTAAAATCTTAGGGTACAAGGAATTTCCATCCTTGTCCTTTAAAATAATAATCTTGTTTGTTGCCATAATATATAAAAATATTTGTTGGACTATTAACTAATCACCTCATATCTTAGACTACTGTCCTCAAGAGCAGTGAGCTGTTTATATATGTTGTTGGCATATCCTATAGCATCATAGCCTCCTGCTACCTTCCACTTTGTCCATTGGCCAACAGTGCCTGCCGCTGTGTTGAAGGAGTAGTACCTTGAGTAGACATGCAGATAGTGGTCATGTGCAATGGTGCTGAGAGTGCCCTCCAGAACACTCCCCCAAGTATTGGCAGTATTGCCCTCCTCGAGGAGATAATGCGTAAAGAGTACCTGTGTGAGAGTATGGGTCGCGTTGTCACTGAAGACAATCATATATCCAACTTTTACCTTATTTTTACCAATAGTGGCCAAGACACTATAGCTTGCAGGAGTGCCACTCAATACAGTATTATTGTCCTTGAGGTTGTCCAGTGCGTCGATGTCCACCTCACTGAAATTGCCGTCAAGGCTTTCCACTTTTGCCTTAACTGCATCAAATGCTCCCTTATCAGCTATAGCCACCAATGTCTTGCTTGTTCCATCATACTTATAGAGCACATTGTTCTTTTGATCAAAGAAGAGCTTGCCAAGGAGTGGTGTGCTGTCATCCTGGTAGGAACTGCTCGCCTTGTAACCACTGACCTCATACTCACCCCATGGGATAATGGCGTTCCAAGAACTATAATACTTGGTGGTTGAGCCCTCTATGTGCTTCAGCACAAAGTACTTCAGTGTGCTTGACCATAGAATCTGGTCAGTATCTCCAAACTCAACATTGAGTCCTGTATTCTCAACAGTCACAGCTCCATTCAGAATGCCATCAAAGCAGACCCATGCTACACTCATGCCATCGAGGCCAAGACAATATGCCTTATCACCTCTGCTAAGTGCATCATAAAAATCCTGGTCTACCTTATTTGCACCAATGCTTCTGTCAGATATTGATCCTGCGATTATTTTTGGAAAAAGAAGGTTGTTGTCCTTATCTTTCAGTTGAATGATTTTGTTGCTCATTGTCTATATCGTTTAATCTATTGTTCTTATATGTCTCTCAACACATCATATCTCAAGTCACTGTCAAAGTTCTGGACAAGCATCTTTCTGAGCTCATCCAGCTCATTGTATATCTCCTCAGTGACATCAGCAGAGCTTCCGCTGCCAAGAAGTCTGTTCTTCACCTCATTGCTGAGCTTGTCCCAAGTGATGGCTCCATTCCTTATGCTGAGATTGAGCCTTCTGCTTGGAGAACCCACCAATGGGGACTCTCCTATATACCCTTTCCTTGGCAGCAGGGTGTTGTCCTTAGAATTCATAATGTCACTCATAGTATCTATTTTTTGCAAAAATAACAAATGTCACTCCTACAACACAGCACATTAGCATTTTCTTTAGGTTTTATAAATCCTTGCTTATACATGCTGGCTATCTGCTGTTCTTTTGCCTTATCTGTTCTTCCTTCAGCCTCACCTCATCATCATGCTTCCTCTTGTCAAACTCAAGTTTGTCCGCTTGTTGCCTCATCCTCTCATCAAATTGCCTAACCTGCTCACTGAGTTTCCTTTCTTTCTGGCTATTGTTAGCCACTGTGCCCTGATTCATAATGGCATACCTTTGTGACTCAGCCTGTGAGTTGATCTGTGCTACAAGAAGCTTGGCCTCATTATTGTCCTTGTTCATCTGATACTGCAACTGCATCTTCTGCTGCTCTATCTGTGCGCTTGCCTGAATCTGCTGTTGCTGCATCTGGAGCTGTTGTTGCTGCTGCTGTTGCCGCTGCTCCAACAACCTCTTCTCGCTGCCCTCCACAAGCCTCTGCTTCTCGGCCATTGAAGTTGTGGTATAGAGTTTCATCAATGTAGAGAATGAGATAAGCTGGTTCTGCAATGCCGCCTGTCCAAGGGTGTCAAGTTTTTGGTTCAGCTCTTGAGTGCCGTTGCTGTTGTCAACTACAAGGCCATAATCACACTCAGCAAACTCATCCCCATCTATCTCCATTATCCTCTCTGCACCATCAGAAAGGATATAGCTGAACTTCTTCTTCCTTCCTCTCAAGGCAATCTTGGCTGTCTCAAGAAGACATTCAAGTACCCTCTTCTTAACATCGTCATGTATGAAGAACAACCATTTGGTGATGTGGGCTGATTGCAGTGTAGCCCTCTCCACACCACCTACAGTCTCCCTGTTGCTTATCTGTCCCTCTCTCTGCTTTGAGATTCCCATTATCTCACCAATCTGGTTGCTTATCCACGCCAGAAGGCTGATGTATTGCTGAATGTCAGTACCCAATGAGGCATCTATCACTCCAGAAGAGGCATTGTTCATTGCTCCAGCAAGTTTTCCTGTGGCCATTCCCTTTGTTCCCTCCTTGAAGCTGTCCTCAACAGCTATACCATTAACTTTCAAGTAATAAAGCCACTTGTCAACATCCCATGATGCTGGTGTCTTTGAGAGATCCATCCTCACAACCTTGCCTATGTTCTTAGCTATAAGCTTATTCAGCTTGTCATGATAGATGTCATACATGTAGGCATAGGGCTTCACTATGTCAACAAGGCTATAGGGCTCATCACCATTGATGTTGTAGATGGATCCTACTATGCCGAAGTGGCATCTTGATGGATTGCTCAACCTATTGTACTGCACAGGCCTTGGCCTCATGTTGACATAGATGTCACTGCCTATCTTAGTTCCCTCCCAAGCCTCGTTCACCCAAAAGGACTGCTCCTCCTCTCCCTTGTCTGGGTCTATGGTATAGTTCTCTGGATAGAAGTTGAACTGCTCCTCTCCTGTCTTTGGGTCATAGCTCTTCACCTTTTTTATCTTTCTTCTTGACTTCCAGTAGACCCTCAGAACCCTCACGTTTCCATTGGGATCATAGGGAAGGAGAGAGGAGGAGCTGTCATCAAACAGTGAGTAGGAATCAATGTCTCCTATTCCACCGTAGGTCTCATCTATCCTAAGCATTCCATACCTTGGATCAATGTTGTCCATGCCATCAGTGGATGCCACATGGCCAGTTTGTGGGTTCTCTATGGCCTTGATGTCCTCCTTAGACAACTGATCCCAGTATATATCCACTATCTTTCCTGGAGACATGTAGCTCTCAAGGACTATCATGTCAGCGTCCTCTATCCTATTGGAGTCACCAGACATGATTAACCTCATCTCCATAGGATTGATCTTCCAGACCACAGGCTCACCTCCAACAATGTCACACTGGTAGGCCTCTTCTCCAACAGTATAGGCATCCACAAATCCCTTGTTGAAGAGCTGGTCAAGCCCTTGCTCCTTATAGTAGTGGTTGATAAGAAAATTGGCTCTCTGCTCTCTTTTGTCCTGGTACTCAAACTGAAAATAGTTGGAGAGACCCTCAATCTCATTGTTGAAGTCCTCCTCACTCTGTGAAGTGTCTGCAACAAGCTGCTGAAGCCTTATATTGACTTGCCTGTTCCTCTCCTCCTCTATCTCTGAGACTGCACTAGGGTTGGTGACTATAACCCTATAATCGAAAAGCCTGTCACTCTCCTCACCCCTCAGTACCCTAAGCTTGGAGTTGATAATGGAATAATGCTGTACATTGTCTGGAATGAATGAAGCATCGAGGTTGTATGGATTGAGGAACCTCTTGAGGTCATCCATGTGGAGCTTCCCATTGATGAGGTCATAGTTGATTCTCATGGAAAGCACGGATTTCCTCGCAAGGTGGTAGTGTAGTAGACTGTTGCTGTCCCCAAAGTCAACACACCTCTTCCTCCATGCCTTGTTCTTCCTGTTGTATGGTAGCTGTTGTGGGGGGAAGCCCCCTATTGCGTTATATGCCATGATGTTTCTTTTTTGCAAAGATACATCACACAGCCTATAACACTGAGGAGCTAACAGACTTACTAAGCTTTCCTAAGTTAATGATATAGAAAAGAAAAGCAGACAAGTTCCCGCCCTAAACTTGCCTGCTAAAACCAAAACCAAAAAACAACAATCCAAAACATTTATCAAGTGATAAATCCTTTAGATGAATCTGATGCAAAGTTATCAATGATTCATGTATTGTCCTACTATCTAATATTGTCACTTAGCATTTCTTAGGAAGAGAGTAATAATTAAGCTATAATTCATACCTCTTCATAACTTAATATTCCATTATGAATCTTTCTGTGGCAATTGGCACAAACACAAATAGTCTTCTCCAATTCTTTCTTTACATCTTCAAGAGTTGCCGTATGTGGTATCTTTCCTATGCTAAAGCACTTATTCTCCTTATCTACATGATGGAACTCAAGGCAGCAGTTATCAGACTCTCTACACATACAGCACCTTGATCTGTGTTTTAGTTCTTTGATATATTTCTTTATTATTGGATTCAAAGTAATTCTTTGTTACAGTTATTCAGCACAAAGATAAAAGAACCCAGTAAAACTATCAACAACTAAAATAAAACAGTAAGTATTTCTTAGGAAAGGTAATAGCTATCTGAGAAGCCATTCTTCTTTTAATAATCCAAATCGTTTTAGGCTAATCTTACTTTCGTTAGAACTTTCACAGACAGTTCCTATAATAAGATTCAAGTCCTTATCATCAATATTATCCATAAGATTCCCTTGATGAGTTCATATTTATACTATAGACCTCTCCAACTTTTATTATGCCAAGGCTTTACTTATAAGTTCTTGCTCTGTAATATAAGATACTACATCATTTGTTGCACCATCAGCTTTGGCCATCATTGCCTTATCTATAACATTGGATTGTGAAACTGAACGCCATGCAATATCATGAGATTTAGTCTTAAGCTGATTGAAGGTAAGACTGATATTCTCCTTGATAGAAGAATCAAGGCATTCTATATCTGACTTAGATAACCAGTCCATATCTGCATTTCTCTTGGCAATAAGAATATTAGAAGCATCCTCACCAGCAAATTCCATAGCATTATATAAGCTTTTGGAAAAGCCTGTTTCTCTCCAATCATTCTTCTTAATTGCATCATACAAATGAGAAGGCACAGGACCATAGGAAAGGGCAACATACTCATCAGATGTTATGCCGTCACCCCACTTTCTAAGATGCTTTCTTTCTGCAAAATAGAGAATCTTAAATAGATGATAGTAGTCAATGCCTCCTGTTTTATTCAAGATATAGAGGACAACCTCTACTATTTTATTCCACTCATATTTGTTCATTGCGCTACTTTTCATGCAAAGTTAAGTATTATACATCACTATTAAGTATCTGTCCCACTATGTCTTTGTTATTCATGTCTTTAACAGAATAAATCATATTACAATGAGCCTCTTTCAGACTTTTGTCAATACTACTCTCTTTCTGCTTCCTTGGTGTCCAACCCATCTTTTTGGCAAGACTTCTTAAGAATCCAACCTCATTCTTAGGAAGAGTAAGAAGGATATTCTTCGTTTTATCTAATGTAACATCCATATTCTTTCCTTTTCTGCAAATATAATATCTTTCTTCAATACCAACAAGTATTTCCCCATATTTAACACTCACTCTTGAAGAGTAGAATCAATTTTTAATGGTTTCACATAGTAATAGTAAATAGGTTTTACAACAGCCCACCCATCACTATGCTCACAACTATTAATAAAATTTGACATAAGATAAAAGCCTTTTGGAACTTCATATACTTCATATAAAAGGTGATTGTCACCTCTACACAAAAAGAGGTATATCCCACTTAATTCTGCTACAGTTTCTTCTGTAACTTCATGCCAGCATCCTGCGTTTATCACTTTAGGTGTTAAGAATGGTAATTCATTCTTATGTAATAATACCCATTTGGACATTCTTTTGAGTTTCCAAGCATTATATTTCTCTTGAAAATAGGAATATCTCCAAACTATTACACACATTATTATTATGCAAAATGTAAATATTATATACCAATTCATAATTTACCTCCAAATGATTTTCTTAGAAATTACTCTTATTTAACACATTAAATCTACTCTTGAAGAGTATAATCATCTATAGGAGCTATAGGGTATCTGTCATAGCATCTGCAATAAACTTCTGAATAATAGGCATGAAGATAGACAGCTGTTTGTTAAGCAAGTTCTTAGCCCAATCACCTTTCCAAGGAAAATCGCCATAATCTTCAGACGTACTTATATCTAATATATAAATATAATCAGTATCTTTTCTCAGACTTCTATATACTGCTTCTTGAAAGTGATCTTTTATATAATTTTCTAATTCTTCTGTAGTAGAAAAATCACAAGATAAACCATTATACTCTTTACTCCAAGTTAATATTAGTCTATATTTGCCTATTAATAACTGTCCTATAGAACTTAGATAATCTCCTCTAATTCCAGACAAATCCTTTAATGTAAGTGAATTAATGCTACTTGGAGCAACTATATTTAATAATCGTTCTACATCTAGAATAAAACTATCCTTAAATTTTTCTACGTAAAAGTCTTTCATTTCTTTTTATTATAAAAACTATTATTTATTAAAATTATTGTGTAGATCTCCAGTTAAATTCAGCATATGTAGCAGGATCATAGAATACTTTATTATAAGGAGAATTAGTTATAAGATTTAATTGCCTTTGTGCATCACTCCAATCAACTACTCTTCCGTTTGGATATACATATTGTTTTATTAATCCATTCATAATATCAGTAGTATTTGCATGTACCATATTATAAAGAGAATTTACTGCATTTGTATATTCAGACAAGGGAGCAACACCTGCTTTTAGTCCAGTTTTAGATTCTAACAATTTATAATCAGAAAGAGTTGGAGTTCCTCGTAAAGTTAAAAGTCTATTAACTTCATTAGAGTATTCTATCCAATGTTTAATTGCCTTTGGACTCTTTGCAAGAATACTGCCTGTATTTTGTTTATTGTACATTCTCCTTAATCTAGGACTAGAAAGAGTCTGCATACCTGCTGCTTTTGCACTTTTAAGTGCTTCTTTATCACCTGAAATCAATGTAACCTTATTAGGGGATTCTAATACTTTTGATCCATTAGCAAACATATCACTTGGCTCTATAGACTTTAGACTTCCATTAGGCATTGTCTGATTAAGGAAATCTTGTGTAGAAAATACATAAGTATCAGCACCATCCCAGCCACTTTTATGAGAAGTAACTCCTCTATCTGTAGTAACATTTATATGAGGATTATTGTTCCAACTCTTATTGCCAGTAAAGTCAACTAATCCCATATTATTTACAGGTAGGACTTCTCCATTTTGCATACGTAATTTTCTAATTACATCAGCAGGTATTCTTGCTTTATCAGGTAGTCCATATCTTCTTGCATATGTAGCATAGGCATTAACAAAAGGATTATCACTATAATTACCAAATCTTCCTCTAAAAGTAGTATATCTATCCCATATAGTGCCATTATCATATAAATTGTAAGCAGCTTTTGAGACGTCTTTTGCTCCTTGAGCAATACCCTTACTTACTCTTGTTAATGGGGCCAACTCCAATGCTGTCTCAGGAGTAACCTTACCATTTAGCAAATCATTATACACAGCATCTGCTCCAAAGTAGGAGGCAACTGCTGAATCCACCCAAGGAAGCCAGCCTTTGCTTGACCTCATGGCCATATTGACCAATGGCTCCACTCTTGACAAAGCTGTTTGCCCCAATGCTGAACCCATGGCAATATCACTTGTTCCAGCAAGGAATGGATAACTTGCTACAGCTATAGGAATTGTACCAAGAAGCATTCCCCATGAGTTGAGGGTAGGATGGTCTTTCTGCCAACCCTCAACAGCCTTGGAGCCAAGATAAGCCTTTTCCATTGTCTGAGGATTCACTGGCTTTCCATAGGTTGCGCCATTGCTGACAACAGTATTGTCCTGCACATCACCAAGATGGTTCTCATTAATAGTCACAGAAGAAAGGAAATTATCAAGCTTGTTCCTCATGGCAGCATCCTCCATCTGCTTGGCTATCATCAGATGTAAATCAGGCTTCTTGGCTGTAGTGGTGAGCTGGGGTAGAACCACATCTAAAGGCTCTTTGTCCTCCATAGTACCAAGAACCCCTTCATAATCCTCTGGAGCAACATGATAGAAGCCATTGGATGAGATCACTCCATCCTTATGGCCACCCTTAGCAAAGGCATTTCCCCATGCTAATAGGCCACTATCATCTGAAACAGGAATAGTATTGTCATTATCCTTGCGATATACACTAAAAGGATTGAGATAATTAGCAGCACTTCCCATTCCCATCAATGACATCATGTCTTGGAAATGCCTTAGTTTGTCCATTGCAGTAGGCTCATAATACTCTTCAATCTCAGGTTTCTGAACTGTCTTTTGAGGTTCCTCTTGAATAGGATTAACATAATAAGGCTGCTCAATGACTGGAGTGTTTATTTGAACTACTCCACTATTTGCCAAAGGCTCACCATCAAAGCTATTAAGTCCCACTGGAATACCATGACTTGCAGCATTAAAGGCATTACCAAACAGTCTTCTCTCAGCAGCCCTTCTCTTGGCAAGGCCAGGATAATGTGGGTCATCGTCAAGTGATGCCCACATGGCCTTCTGAACATTGGAGACACTGCCTTTTCCTTCATATAGTTTCCTAAGTGCTGGTACTACTCTCTTGGAAAAGTTGCCTGCACCTACATTATAGCTATAACTATAAAGAGCATCAGCTTCATCCTGTGTTAATTTGCTTCTTACATTTGCTGGTATTTTAGCCCAAAAATCTCTAGCTTCATCCTCAAAGCTTCTATTGATCTTCATGCTGTCTCCTTCCCAGTTGGCTATCCTGTTCCTGATAGATGCTGATGGCTTATATCCACCTTTAAGATATTCATGATTAGCTTCATCACTCCAATCTATATAATTATCATCTATATCTTCATGAGTAGTATCAACAGGGACTTCATAGTTATCTGCATAATCATTCCATGCCTGTCTAATATCCTTTAGGTTAGTAATACCATTATTAATAGCAGCAGCCATTACATCAGATTTATCAGATATTGATAAATCATCCCATTGTTTAGGTGCATCTAATTTACCTCCTTCTGCATATTGACTATTAAAGTATTCGGGAAAATATTTCTTATAATGTTCACCAAAGTATCTGGCATCTCCTTCTGAAGGAAACTCTATATAATCCTTATTATTAATAGCCTTTTGCATTTGCTTCTGCCAAGGTAGATTCCTATAATCAGTAAGCTGTCCATTAATATCTTGTATAGCAGGAAATACTATATTATCTGCACTACCTAACACATGAGTAGAATAGCTACCATCAGGATTAATAATAGCTCTTCTATCATTATTCCTGAGTCTTTGTATAAATTCTGCATCAGAGTTATTCATAGTATCTATTACCCTCTGTTCATAAGGATAATTAGCTACTACGTCTAACTCTGGCAGAACATAACCTTTATATATATCTTTTGCCATATTCCATTGTTTCTTGCAAAGATAAATAATTTATTATGCTTTAACTATTTCTTTAGTAGTTTTCTTAGTAGTTCTTTTAGATTTATTTTTATTATTTTCTATATACTTGTCTATTTCACACAACATATTATTGAACAAATGCTCCTGAAGATAAGTCTCAGTCTCCTCATCATCTATACCTCTAGACTTGCATAAATAATGTGAAGCATGATGAAATTCATGTACCATTGTCTCATAAGATACATTATTAGAAGCATCATAATTAAAGATAACAATAATATCACCTGAAGCATTATCAAGTTGTATAGTCTGACTATAAAGATAATCAAAGTTCATTGCTACATTTATAGCCTGCATTGTAGTACCTTTAGTCTTAAATTTCTTATCAAGAAAAGTTGCTGTATTCTTTAGTTTATTCCAATCATTACATACAATAATAAGTATTGATGCCCTAAATATATCTACATTTATATTAGTGTACCATGCTATATCTTTCTTCATATCAATCCATTCCCATATCACCAATAGTAAGCTCCTGAGAGCCTCTTGCATTATTTTGTTCTTCAAGTTCCTTAGTAACAGCTTTCTCTGCTTCAGATAAATCCTTTACAAGTTTAGGTATTTTACTTACAACAGTAGCCACAGTATTAATAGCACTGACCTTGTCTTTCTCTTCCAAGTCGTCAAAGTCTATACTGGTAAGTGCCTGCCTCATCTTGTCCACTGTAAGCCTTACATCATTAAGCAGCTCTGAGGAGGGTGTCCTCACAAGTTTCTTATATGTCTCTACTGCATCCTTGAACTCAGCAGTATTATGAAAATCAGTGATATTCTCCTGCTCAAGAACTTCCTTGAGCCTGTCCTTTTCATTACTGATATAGGCATAGTTGCTGGATGGGTCATAGACAAAATAAAGGATGGACATCTGCTTATAGAAAGTCTCCTTGCCTTTGCTTCTGTCCATATTCCACAGTTTTCTGACAGGTCTTACAAGCAAGGCCTCATCAGCTATCTTAAGTTCATAGTTCTCTATTTTTATCAGTTTCATTTGCTGTTATATTATAACATAAAAGCCCAAGCCTTACTGAAAAGGCTCAGGCCATTACCATTAATATCTTTTCTTACTCTCTCTTGATGACTTATGCTTCCTATGTAATGGATGCTGCCTCTTGGCTTTCTTTCCCAAAGGCACATCATTCAAATAGTCATCTATCTCTTTCATAGTAAGCTTGCCCATCACAAAATAATCTTATTCTTCTTAGGAAGTATAATGTTACTCACTGATGGGGCTGCCTCATCATCCTTCTCCTCTCCTTCAAAGCTATAGAGAATGTCTCTGTCGTTGAACAGAAAGCATTCCATAGGCTTACCATCAGCATCGTCCATAGTTACAAAGTTAAAGGCATATCTGACCTTTTTGTTATTATCAAGGTCATTCTGTATACTGTTCTTGTCATACTTCCGCACAACATAGTTCTCAAAGTTAATCATCACCTTGTCCCCAGGCTTGATTCCTCTTACAGAGTCTCCAACTGAGACAACTGTCTGCCAGGGCTTGTAATCACCCTTGCTGGCCATGATAATGCCATTCTGAATATAATCCTCCTCAAACCTGTCTGCCGTTGTTATGATTGAGGTGAACATTGGTTTTATTGATTTAATGTGTAACATCGTTATCCTTTCAATTCATTATGTATTCTCTTCATTGTCCTGTATCTCTCCAGAGTGACGTTGAGCTTTCCCAATGAGGGTATATTGACGTTTGGCCTCAGTCTTCCAAACTCCTCGTCTGTCAAGTCCTCCTTAAGGGGAAGTGAGACTATATACTCCCTCACTTTCCTCCAATATGCCCTGTATGTTTTCCTTACTGTCTCCTCTGGAATGCCAGTCTCTGCAGAGACTCTGGCCAAGGCATCCTCAAGACCCATTCTTGAAAAGTATGAGGAGCTGGAAGCATCCGTTGTCACCATGTCTCACGTTTGGCACAAGTCTTGGATTAATGGTGTTGTTCACTATTACCTTGCTCTTTCTGAGATTACTGAGGATGACGTAGAGGTGCTGCTGAGTTATGCCACAGCTTTCCATCACCTTCCTCTTGGTGCTGTCACTCATTACCATGGTGTCAAGCACTGCTGGGTCTGATATTACCTTGGACAGCTCCAGCCTCTGCCTCAGAAACTCGGAGACAACATCTATCTCCCTGTCCGTGAGGTTGATGATGGGTCTCTGGAACACGCACCACCACTTGAAGAAGGATAGGCTGCCATCCACAGGGACAACTACCACATTGTTGGGCTTATGCAGTTTTCTGCCCTCTCCCCTATCGGTATTGGCTGAAGTTTCCATCGTCACCCTTCCTTTCCTGTGTCACTGCCACCACCTACAGTCATGGCCTCCTTGATCTCCTTTACACAGTCCTCCACGAAATTTCCACCACCATTGTAATGAGTGAAGGTCTCTTGGTTTTCAACAACCTTGAATAGATAGTCAAGCCTCCTTAGCATGTTTGCCATGTCATTCTCCCTCAGCTGCCTCATCAGCTGCTGGTTCTGCTGGAACAACTGTTGGCAGGCGTTGTTCAGCTCCTCGTATGACAGCTTTCTTCTCTCCTTACTCTCACTTGTCTGTTTCTTCTCTTCCATTGTCCTTGTATGTTTAATGTTTGTTATCCTCTTTTGAATAGTTGTAAAGCATATATCTCAAGTCGTCCATCCTACCATCTTTTGATAGTTTGTCAAACAGCAGTATAATGGAATCTGCCCTTCCAAGGCCATTGGGAAATCCTGGGTACAGTCGCTTTGCCATGCTTCTCCATCTGCCATCCATGTAGACCCTTGTCTTCAGCTCGCTAACAGGCATCTTGAAGTATATGGAGTTCCTTGGGTTGCTACTTTCCCCTACGAACTTGTGACCATATCTCTCCTCATAGAGCCTCTCCCAGTTGCCTATACTTGTGGTGGAAATCTCAGTGCTTCCACACTCCATACAGCAGTCTGCGTCCACTGCGTCCTCATGCATTATTTTCAGCGAGTAACACCTTGCACAGTATGCCACTGGCTCTGAGTCATAACTTTTGTTGTCATTGTCAGGCATATCCTCTACTTGAAATAGATTAGGAAATAGGTCTCCTCATCCTTTGTTATACTGATGATGTCCTCCTTCTTAATGGAATTGTTGGTGGAGGAGTTGATTTTTGTCACCTGTTCCACAAGTCCCCTTAGTGAGGTGGCCTGCAACACATGGAGTGTCTGTATGTCTTTCATTGTCCCCTCCTTGCTTTGTTGGTTTTGCCCCTATTGTTGCTGGTGTTGGCAATGCTATTCATGAGATTTGCCCTTTTTGTAAGGTCATTGGCCTTCTGCTTTGCAAATCTTATTGCTCTGGACATCCTTGTCCTGTCACCAAGAATCTCCTGGTATCTTGCCATAGTCTCAGCATCAGACTCCGCTTGCCAATTTTGTTTCTGTAATTTGTTCATATATATTTTTTACTGTTGTTTTTATATAGTCATCTGTCTTTAAGATACATTTAAAGTATTACTTTAACATATAATTGTATAACGCTACATTATATCTAATTATAACTTATGAATACGTTGCAAATATATAAAAATTTGAAGATTATTGCAATAGTTGAGTAATCGTTGTTGATAATTTTAATATAATTTAACTATTAAATGACATATATCAAATTGTATCATTATGCTATTGATATACTATTACATATTTATTATATGTCATAAATTATATTTACATCTTGAATTTTAACTATCTAATTACCAAGTATATATAAATACAAATTATCGGGGGTTTGAATCCCTCTTCTTCCGCCTTTAAGTTAAAAAGGAAGTCTGATGAAGGCTTCCTTTTTTCGTTTATAGTCAGCAAGTTACGAA